GCTACTGGGGATATTGTTATAATACGAAACGATTCAAATATCACAAAGAAAGGTAATGATAATTTTAGATTTAATACTTCTTTGACCCATGTCAATACCTCCCAAACATTTATCAAAGGTATAAACATAAACTATCAGACGGGGCAAAACATACTTAACTTATCGGGATATGGTTCATTAAAGTTTAAGGGGTATATGGGTATATTTTCTACATCATATATGACTAATTTTAAGGATAATTGGTTTTTGACCGCATCATTACTCAATGCTCAAAAAATAGATAAAGTAACTTTAATGGGGGGAACTACCTTTACTTTGGGTGAGATAGATAAAAATACTTTTAGAAATTGGTCTTTGATTGGTGGTGGATTTACAAACTTTAAGGGTGGAAAATCAATTGGTGTAAATTTTTTAGGGCTTGCTGTATATTCTCCCTATATTTATTTCTATGCAGGTCAATGGTATAAAAGTGGTTTGTTGATAATTCCAATGGTAAACACAGATTTGAAAGTAACTGATAAATTCAAATGGACTGTAAGTTTTTCAGGAGTTTATCAATTAAATCAAACATTTTTAAATTGGCAAGTTTTAACTGGAACAAAATTAATGTTATGAAAAAATTATTATTATTTTTATTATTACCTATTTCGTTATTTGGACAAACCTTTACACATTCAGGTTTAATTAGGACTGAAAACAATATAGGAGTATCGGGAATAACAGTAAGACTATTTAAAAGAACTACGCCTGTATTAACTGGATTTACATCGCAAACCAATTATAATGGGCACTCGTATTATCGTTCTACCAGCTCAATGACTTGGACTAATGCAAGAACGGCATGTGCCAATATGGGAGGGCATTTAGTAACAATCACATCGGCTGCTGAAAATACATTTGTTTTTAACACCTGGCCTTCGGGGTGGATTGGTTTTACCGATGAAGCAGTGGAAGGGCAATGGCGATGGGTTACAAATGAAGCAGTAACCTATACAAACTGGAACGGGGGTGAACCTAATAATGCGGGAAACGAAGATTATGCTCAATTTGTTAGCGGCGGTAGGTGGAACGATTTACCAAATGTATCCTTACCTTATGTACTCGAATTTGAATATATAGTTACTACTACTCCTTGGACTTTAGAAGCGATATCAATAACAAATGCTAGTGGGCAATATTCTTTTAGTTTACCTACCAACCCCTCTATTGAATGGTATATTGAAGTAGTAATTCCAACCACAACCTCAAATCTATCTTCTGCTGATTTTGTAGGAATTGATGATATTGTTTTACAAAGAACACCAATCAAATCACATCACTATCACAAATATGAGGTAAGTGGTGATAATACAATTACAATAAACGATATTTATACAATAGCAAGAAGAATAAATGGGTTGGGATGGACAAAAAGAACTTTATTATTTACAAACTCACAATGGACAAGTTTAACAACGGGAACGGGGGATTTAAGGAGTTCAATACCAGGCACTCAATCTAGCTATACTTTTACACCAACGAATGGAGGAACAACTAATCTATATTTATTATCACCAGGATTTACAAATCAATCAACATTAACTTATTAAAAAAGGATTACAATGGATACAATTTTATGTTATTTTATTTCAAGCGTTATCACACTTGCTCATATGAACGGGGTTTCTGATACAAAACTAACTTATGGTGCAAACCAAATCGTTACTGAATTGGTAAATGATAAATATTCACTATGTGATAATGGAAAGCCGGTGGAGGTAGAAATATTATCAATCGAGGCACCAACCAAAGGTATTAGGGTTGGTCCTTTTGAGTTTAAGCAAAAGAAAACAATTGTAAAAACAAAAATTAAAATGGATGGAAAGGAGTTGTTTGGGGAAGGTAGTGCAAAAACATCAGTTTCTTCAACGATTCTACAATTACAGGATGAAAACCTACCATTTGAAAGAACAGAATTTAGTTCCGCATTAAGAAAATCATTAGAATCAGCGTTTAAAAAATAAAAAGGAGTTAAAATGGAATTATTGGTTATTTTATTATCAGGATTTTTGTTCATGTTTTTCAATGAACTTGAAGATGAATGTATTTCAAACAATTGGAAAGGTAAATTTGAAAAATGGAACACAAAAAACTCTTGGAAAAACAAATGGAAATTAGATAAAAACGGAAACCCACTACCATACGAACCTAAATGGTATCACTTTGGAGTTCCAATGCCGAAAGCTGAAAGATACCCATATGGTTCAACTTTATTTGTTGGATTTAGTGATGCTGAACACTTTTTTCAAATGATGAAAGTTATTTCAGTTTGTTTAGGGTTTTTAGTTTTTGGTTTTTATCCCGCAGCAGCTTTCTTTATAGGGCACATTTTATTGGGTGTAGCAAAAGAAACGATATTTAAATCATTTTTAAGATAAAAATAGATATTTATTATTAGTTTTATAAGAAAGGGTAATTTATGGATATTAACAAACTCAAAGGGCATGTTCCTGATGCCGTTATCACTCAAATTCCGTCAGTAATGACAACATTCAAAATCGATACAGCGTTGAGATTATCTCACTTTTTGGCACAATGTGGACATGAAAGTGCTGGTTTCAAAGCAGTTCAAGAAAACCTAAACTATGGTGCAAAGGGTTTATTGGGTATATTTAAAAAGTATTTCCCAACCGAAGCAAAGGCTTTACAATATGAAAGAAAACCTGAAAAGATTGCTAACTTGGTTTATGGTGGCAGAATGGGCAATGGTGATGAGGCGAGTGGAGATGGATACAAATTTAGAGGTAGAGGATACATTCAATTGACAGGTAAAAATAATTACGCTGCATTTGGTAAAGCAATAAACGAAGATATTACCGCAAATCCTGATTTAGTAGCAACTAAATATCCGCTATTATCAGCTGCTTGGTTTTGGTCAAGCAACGGATTAAACACATTAGCTGATAAAGGTGCGGATGATGCAAGTGTAACAGCAATTACTAAAAGAGTTAATGGTGGAACAATTGGTTTACCTGACCGTATTAAGCACTTTAAAGAATATTATACATTACTTAAATAAAAAATGAAATTTCCTATATCATTTGAAGATTTTATAAAAGACCCCATCAAAGCCATTATGTTTTTGGTTTTGGTGGGGATTGTCTTTTTATATATTGATAATAGGATGGTTTACAAAGAACAAATCGAAGCCCAAAAATCAAGAATTACAAAGTTAGAGGGTGAAGTTCAAAAGTTACAAGAAGATATAGTTAAATTGGCAAAAGAATGCGATTAAAATTAGATTTAATAGTAGCAACAATTTTGGGTGGTATTTTGGGTTATTACATAGCAACCTATCATGCTGAAAAAGAATTGATACTTACCGAAGAAGCCCTTTTAGATAGGATTTCTGATTTAGAATTTCAACTCCATCGAGAAAGGATGATAAAAGAGTTTGAAAAGGGATTTGTTGAACATAGTGATTCAGTATATACTCCTACCAAAAAAATAAAATATAAAAAAGCCGAAAAAGCAAAGACTAAAACGGATTCCATACAATTTTGGGTAGAAAAAAAGATAGAAATGATTAGATTAAAAAAACATCAAGATAGTGTAGAAGAATATTTATTAAGAACTGAGATTGAAAACCTTAAAAATCCAAAACAATGAAATACACTACAATAACCGACCCAATTGTATTAACCATAACATCAGTATCCGCTGCATGCGCTTTCATATGTAGTTATTTCATGCAACTATATATGGATAATCAAGACCAATATATTGCTGTAATTGGTGTGATGTTTTTAGATGGTATATTTGGTATGATTGCAGGAACAAAGCGGGAAGGATTTAAAACAAGACGGGCTTTGGATATACTAAAAAACACTGCTGCTTGGATAATGATATTATCAGCTGTTTTAATGATTGAAAGAGGGTTTGCAGGAACAGGTTGATTAAGTGAAGTAATTATTGTTCCATTTATGGTATTCCAATTAATCAGCGCACTTAAAAACGCTTCAATGGCTGGATATATTAAAGTGGGATTATTAAATGAAATATTGGATAAAATTGATAAACACAAAGGGGAAAGAAAATGAGCTGTGGATGTAATGAAAATAAACCCATAAAAGAGGCTTTGGTAATAACGAAGGATAATTTAAGAAGCCAAGCACATAATGCAATTTATAATGTACCAATTGCTTACTCACCACAAGATAAATACTTGGGTGGTAGAACTACGGCATCATACCAAAAATTAGTTAAATCTGCCCCCCAAAAACACAAAACTGTTACAGACTCGGATAAGGATAAAATGGTAAAAGAGTTAATACCATTTTTGGCTTATTTATATAAAAAGCATCTAAAAGCTATTGTTCAAGAGAATGTAACTAAAACCCCAACCTTTGTTGAATTCATTAGAGAAAATGTAAAGTTGAAAAATGGCAAATTGCTCCTCAAGAAAAAAGGGTGAAACCGAACAGGAATATAGAAAACGATGCGGTGGATACACCTATGCGTTTCCTATTGACTTAGTCCAGAAAGAAGAACCTCCAAAAGAGGAAGAGCCACCTGCATCCGAACCACCTGCACCCGAACCACCTGCACCTGAGGGTGATGTTTCTGAGGCAAGACATACTAAGGGTAATATATATAAGGGTAAATTAAAAGTAGATGGAAACCCAGTCCAAGTAGAAGTTGAATTGGTTGGTGTTGATAATAGGACTCGTAGTTATTTAGTTAGGGTAATACATATTGATAGAAAATACTTATCATATCTACCAAAGACAGGTATAATACCAATTCCTGCAAGAATATTTGATATTCCTGGTGGTGGTTGGGTTAAGGTTAAGACGCAGGGGCAATTTGAGGGTAAATTAAACGAGGCAATTAAACCACAAAATATTGTAAATTATTATAAGGGGGTTTGCAAAGCAGTTGGTATATCCCCAATTCCAATAAAATTTGGTTCGGTTGGTAGATTGGGTGCAGCAACAACCTATCATACAAAAACATTTGAACCACTTTATATTACATTTGATTTAGGTAAGGTTAGAGATATAGAAACCGCTGTATTGCATGAAATAACACATCAAATTCTTTTAATAAAGGAAAAAAACCCTTATAATAATTGTGCTAAAAGGCCTGCAAAATTTGCTAAAATTGAAAATAGCTTAATAGAAAAGTTTACGTATTCACCACTAAGTAAATTATTATATGAAATGCCTATGGTCGATAAAACCCGAAACGAAGATGTTTTTCCTGGTGGTATGGCAGATAAATACTCATTGGATGATTTGGCAAAAAAGCACGGGGTGGGTGTGGATGAAATAAAATCTCAAATAGCAAAAGGTGTGAAAGTGGAAATGGAACATACCAATGATAAAAAGGTGGCATTTGAGATTGCAAAAGACCATGTATTTGAGAACCCGAAATACTATGATAAGTTAAAAACCATAGAAAACCGCATTTATGAATTATTAAAAAAAAAGTTAAGCGAAGATTGGACTAACAAATACAAAAAATCAATAGATTGTAATAATCCAAAGGGTTTTTCTCAAAAAGCCCATTGTGCTGGTAGGAAAGCAAGGCAGCGTGGAGAAAAAACCCAATCAAATTCTGTAAAATAATTTGGATAATTAAACTTTTTTTCGTATATTTATATGTATGGGAAAAGTATTAAGAGTTTTCGATTTGGATGATACTTTGGTAAAGACATCCTCTAATATTAAAGTAACCCACAGAGATGGTAAAGAAACGGTGCTAACTCCGGGTGAGTATGCTGTATATAAACCAAAACCTGGTGATAAGTTTGATTATAGCGATTTTAATAAAATGCTAAAAGAACCAAAAATAATCAAAAAAAATGTTGATTTATTGATTAGGATGCTATCAAACCCAAATAAAAAGGTTACAATATTAACTGCAAGACAATTGGCTTTTCCAATTAGACACTACTTTAAAAAAGAATTTGGGTTGGATGTTTACCCAGTTGCATTGGGTGATTCAAACCCACAAAAGAAAGCAGATTGGATTGAGAAACATATAAAAAGTGGATATACTGACATTGCTTTTATGGATGATTCTCCTGCCAATGTTCGTGCGATAGATGCTTTGAAATTAAAATATCCTGATATAACTTTAAAAACTAAATTAGTTGTAGATAATTTTGCTCCAAAAGATAAAGTTCGTATATTTGAATCGGTTCTAAGAAATAATTTTAAAAAGATACTAAACAAACTTCATTAAAAATTTTTTAATATATATTGTATGGTAAACAATTACGAAAAAATGGTGATGGATGAAACCCTGGAAGTTGTTTTAGGTAAATATCGTGGTATTAAAGAGCATAAAAAACTCGTAATTCCATACTTGATTGATTATTATTTAAAGCACGAAGAATACGAAAAACTCCAAAGGTTGAAAGATTACACCGATAAGATGGAGAAATCAAATGAAAATAAGAGTAAAAAAGTTAAAGTATGAAGTAGATTTTGGGGGGAGTGGACAGACTCATATTGTTTATGTATTGGATAACTCAAATCGTCCAATTTTGGCCGAAATGTGTAATGAGTATGAAGTTCCCATTTATATAAACAAGTTTCAAAAAAAATTTGATATAGAAAATGACAAAATTATTTATTCATAACGATAATCATCATTCGTTTGATGAAGTTCAAATGCATTTATCAGATATGTTTCATATGCCCATAACCCAAACTTGCAGCGTTGCTAACATAATTCATACTGTTGGTAAGTGTTGTGTGTTTTATGGTGATTTTGATATGGCAAACTTATATCAAAATGAGTTAAAAGGTATGAATTATAAAACGGAGTTGGTAAGTGAGTAATAAAAATTTAAAAAGTAGAGGATTGGGTGATACTGTTGCAAAAATAACAGCAGCAACAAAGATGGATGAATTGGCAAAAAAAATAGCAGAATTGACCGGAAATACCGATTGTGGGTGTGATAAACGCCAAGAAACCCTAAATAAGTGGTTTCCCTATAAAAATGGGGAGTAAAATCCACAAAATGTGGATAACTGTGAATAAATGTGGATAAATTTAATGATAATTTAATCTAAAAAGCTTGGATTTTCACCAAAAGTTTCGTATATTTACATTGTAATGATTAATAAACCCCCAAAATAAACCCCCCAAAGTTATGATTTCACAAAAAGTTTTTCGTTTTATTACCCTTCAGGAAAGGGCAAATCTTATGATTGAGTTGTATGGTCAATGCTCTGACGAGGTTTGTGATGAATTGATGGAAGTTGCCGATTCTATGACCGGCGATGAGATTGATGAAGCAATTACTTATAGAACCGAAATGGATGAAAATGCTTACTAACGATTGGACGCAGGTTTACATTGAGATGGGTTCTCGTGATAAAAAAACCAATAAATTAAAATATTATAAAGTTACATCGTTTAATCATAAAAGGTTCAGTTGCTCCTGTCCTTCCTATGAGTTTGGACGAGGTTCTGAGTGTAAACATATTAAAAACTTAAAAAGAAAACTATCTATATGGTGATGTTTGGTTCTCTCTAAAATAAAAAGGAGAAAAAATTATGGAAATAGTATATTTTGTATTAGGTGTAGTTTCAGCTGGATTTACATTGATAGCTGTTGGTATGGTTAATGTGAGGAATAAAATTCAAAAAATTGAATCAAACACAAACGATTTTGATGAAAGAACCAACGATATTGTTCGATTGATTGAATCAAATGAGTTTAACATGGACCGAAGAATCGTAGATGAAATGCGAGAGGTGGCTTTGAAAATTGATGAAACAAATAGAAGCATTGATACTCAAATTAATGACATTCAGCAAGAATGCGATGAAATCCGGCGAATGATAGACTCTCGTATTGATAAACTTGAGAACAAATTCGGTAAAACAAACAAAGAAATAATCAAAGGTTAAAAATTAAAAAACGAGAATCAAACATCACCATTGTAGATTAAAATATAGTTATGGCAAACGAAGTTTCAAATTATATTATTGTTGAAAATGTAAATACTGAAGTTACTGAAAAATTAAAAGAGATTTTCAAACCTAATAGACGGGAAGATAATCCTTTTGAGATTGATGTAAAGACTGTGGATTTGGTAAATAGAGTTTACAATAATATATGGGCAAATGGTAATAAGGATTATAATAGAAATTGGGTAGTAGAAGTGTGTGGCGCTAAATGGTTTTATGGGCATATTGCAAATGAAGAAGAAACTCGGGTCTCTATTAGAATGGTATCTGCGTGGGACCCAGTTATAGGATTTGTTGAAAAGTTGGCGGAAGTTCTATCAAACATAAAAGAGGATATTTGGATTGAACATACCTTTGAAGATGAAGCCTATTTATTTGCAGGTGTTCATTTGGCGGCAAAAGATTACACATCCGATGAATGGACAGATATGGATGGGTGGGATGTACCCAAAATCCGTGAGGGTGGTACTTACTACGAAGAATTCGAAGATGAACTTCGTAATTTAATGGAGTCCGAAGTGAATTATTATTTAGAATATGTAAAAGACAATAACGATGAGTAAAACAATTTTTTGTGATATTGATGGAACGCTTGTTTATCAAGTCAATTTTGAAGAAATCAACCCTAAGACAAGTATGGTCTTGCCCGGCGTTGTTGAAAAAATGAACAATTGGTATAATGAGGGTAATTATATCGTCTTAACCACAGCACGACCCGAAGAATTACGCCAAATCACAATAGATGAGATGAATATTTTAGGTATTCCGTTTCACCAATTGGTTATGGGTATTGGTAGGGCTGAAAGGATTTTGATAAACAATAAAAGTGTAAAAAACCCAACTGAAAAAAGGGCAACTGCTATTGAAGTTCAAAAAAATGGAGGTTTTGTTGGAATCGAAATCTAATATAGAACTACCCACTGTTAGAAATGTAAATAAGGATAAGAAACGCTTTAAAAAACACCAATTTAAACCAAACGATATGGTTGCGTTTAAATGGTATGGTGAAAGAGAAATTGGTTTTGTATCCGAATGTTACCATAGTAAAGATGGTTGGGCTTGTTATAGAGTTAAATCGGTAACTAGACCAGGGTGTATTTATTATGACTTACAATTGGATGACCCAGAAGACCCGTATTGTTATGTTTCATCCATATTATCAAATTCTCTCACTGGTGGTGAGAAAGAATTAATAAAAAAACGATTGGAAAGAAATATTAAAATAAATCAACCAATAAAAGAAACAACAACTGAAACCAAAATTGATAAAGTTGAACTCAAAAATGCAATCCAAAAACAAAAAGATTTTATCAATGGAAAATTTTGGTAATTAAAACTTTTTTTCGTATATTTATCAAAAAAATAAAGGAGTTATGATGAACTATAAACCAATGAATGATTATGTGCTTGTTTCCGTAAACAAACACGATGACAAAACAAAAGGTGGGTTGTACAAACCCGAAACCGCAAAAGAAACTATGACAGGTAAAGTTGTAGCGGTTGGAGATGGATTATTTACTCAGCAAGGTGTAAAAATACCTATGAAACTTAAAGTAGATGATGAAGTCGTTTTAGATGGAACAGGTTTTCAAATTAAAATTGATGGAGTAAAATACAATCTATATCGTGAAAGCGAAATCTTAATGGTAAAAGAATAAACGGGTGAAGGCGGAAAAGGGCACAGTTTTACCCAATGGATATGTATTGGGGATGGGGAGGCAACCTCTTGCTTTGACGGAAAGTCAAATCAGGTATGCTATGAAAAACGCACCATCAAACAAACAGGCCGCTGCTTTTTTACGGGTATCATTTAATTCGTATAAAAAATACGCATTACAATATATTGATTCGGAGACCGGATTATCATTGTGGGAATTACAGAAGCAGAAAAAAAGACCCCCACGCGGACAGGATAAAAAACCAAGAACAAAAGCACACAAACTACTTTCTGATATTTTTGATGGAAAGTATCCTGATTATTCAATTACCCAATTAAAAAACCGATTATCAAAGGTTGGACATGGATTAGACCCACCATTTGAGTATTGTTGTCATGTTTGCGGTTATAACGAAAAAAGAATGAGTGATGGTAAAATACCACTAATATTAGACCACTTAGATGATGATTGGAAAAATCATCGTAGAGAAAATCTAAGGTTTACTTGCTTCAATTGTTATCATAATAATAGGGGTAATTTTAGGGGTACACAACCGCAATTCAGAATTGAACGATTAAAACAACACATTTTAAACAAAATAATAAACGAAATAAACCCAAAAAACGAAGGAGAATAAAGTTATGAGTAAAGGAAAACAAATCTTTCACGGAGAATCTTCACGTGAAAAACTACTAAAAGGAGTAAACGAACTGGCAGATGCGGTTAAGGTTACATTAGGACCTAAGGGCAGAAATGTAATTATTCAACGAGATGGTACGCAGCATATTACCAAAGATGGTGTTACTGTTGCTAAATCGGTTGAGTTTTCCGACAACACCATTAATATTGGTGCGCAAGTAATCAAGGAAGCGGCACAACAAACTGCTGATAAAGCAGGTGATGGAACAACTACATCCACAGTTCTTGCTCAATATATCTTTAATGAAGGTATGAGAGAAATTGCAAAAAATGGCGTTAATCCAATTCATCTACGAAGAGGAATGGTGGATGCGGCAGAAGCAGTTATTGGTAAACTTACTAACGATGTATCTGTGAAGTTGGATGATATGGATAGGATTGAAAATGTAGCAACTATATCAGCAAATGGTGATGTTAAAATTGGTTGTATGATTTCCGATGCGGTTAAGGAAGTGGGTAGAGATGGTGTAATAACTGTTGAAGAAGGTAATCAATCCGAAGATGAGTTGGTTGTTGTAGAAGGGTTATTGTTTGATAAGGGGTATTTATCCCACTACTTTATCAACAACAGGGATAAGTTGAATTGCACATTGGAATCGCCAAAAGTTCTCTTATACGATGGTAAAATCAATAAGATGGATGATATTTTACATCTATTGGAAAACGCATCTGCGAAAGGTGAGGCAATTGCTATTATAGCACATGAAATTGAAGCAGAAGCGTTGGCAACAATGGTTGTAAACGCTGCAAGGGGAACATTGAAGTGTTTGGCTGTAAAAGCACCTGGTTTTGGAACTGAAAGAACTGAAATTTTAAGGGATATGGCAGCACTTTGTGGAACGCAGGTTTTTGGTGGTTTGAATGATTCATTAGAAGATATTACTATTGATGATTTGGGTAATTGCGATAGAGTTGTTTCTGACAAACAGGAAACCGTAATTGTTGGTGGGAAAGGTTCGCAGGAAGAAATAAACGCACGAATTGAAGATGTAAGAACGGAAATAAACAAAACAAATTCCGATTGGGAAAAAGAAAAGTTGCATAAGAGGTTATCTAAATTATCAGGTGGTGTAGCTGTGATTAGGGTTGGTGCGCAATCCGAAGTTGAGATGAAAGAAAAGAAAGACCTTTTTGATGATGCTATCCTTTCAACGAAAGCAGCGATGGAAGAAGGTATTGTTCCTGGTGGTGGTTCTGCACTAATTCATGCATCAAAAATTGATGGTGCTGTAGAACTTGGTAATAACATTGATTATGGTATTGGGTGGAACATAGTTATAAAAGCATGTAGTTATCCCTTAGAATCTATTTTAATTAATTCTGGGTATGAAGAACCACATAGTATTATAAATGAAATCAAAAAAGCAGAGAGTAATCATTATGGTTATGATGTAATGCGAGATACTTATACAAATATGGTTGAAGGTGGTGTTATTGACCCAACTAAAGTTGTAAGAATTGCTTTGGAAAAGGCGGTTTCGGTTGCGGGGACACTATTAACAACCGAATGTATGATTGTTAATGAGCCTGAGCAAAAAAGTGAACAGAAAAATACTCAAATATAATTTGAAGTATAAATACATTCAAATGGAGTTAGAAGATGTTGAAACTGATTTCGATACTTATTTGAATGAATTCAACTCTTTTTTTAGTAAATTTCAAAAAAAAGAAGAAAAAGAACCAGTTATGGGGGTTTCTGGTTCTAATGAAGGTGTTACGGAGTATTGGGTTAATCAGGAGACCGGTGAGGTCAGAAATGAGGAGCCCGATACTTCCGAACCACCGAAACCCAAAATAGAAATAGAAAAGAAAGCGGATACGAAATATAAAAAACTTTTTAAAAACATATCAATTAAAGCTCATCCTGATAGAGGTGGAACAAACGAAGATTTTTATACATTAAAAGCAGCCTATGATTCAGATAATTTAATTGGAATGATTGATTTAGCAGTTAAATATGATATTGATTACGAAATTGATTCAGAAGATGAGGTTTTGCTTAGAAAAAATATAATTAATTATGAAGATAAAATAAAGGATATGCAAAAATCATTGGCATGGATTTGGGCTACTTCAAAAAGTAAAAAAGAAAAATTGGATGTAATAAAAACCGTAGAGCAACAAATTGGATGTGAAATTCCGTTAAATGAAATAGAGGATAAATTATGAGCTTTGTAATAGTAAAATACATTAAAAAAAATGTTCCCGTTATATTGTTAGATGGGCACGGAGAAGTTTGGGAGTTTGATGATGAAGAATCAGCGGAACACTACGCTAATATCTTTGAAACAAATTCTGATTCTGGGTATAAATATGAGGTTAAACCTATTGGTAAAATTCACGAAGATAATCAACAATAAAATTAAACTATTTATTACATATGGATAAAATTCTATCAACAATCAAAATCATTGGAAATGAAGATTTGCAATCAACGCTTTCATCCATTTTCTCAAATCCGAAAGAGGGTGATAATAATTGGTTACTAAGTCAGTTTTACGAAACAACTCACGATTGGGATTATAATTGTGTTGGTACATGCACAACCACATTGAGTAATTCTTTTATTGGTGATGAATCCGTTATAATTTTATCTTCGGATACCGATTTTCCGTATGATTTGATAAATAGAATGTGCGATATTTTTAGAGAGATTGATGAAAACTTTGAGGTAAAAGCAACCTATGAGCATAGTGAGTATGTCCATGTTGGTGCTTTTTATGGAACAGCAACAAATTCAATTTCTAGTGAAAAACAACTTAGTTCTTTATTAGAGAAAGAAGATTATGAATCTCCATATACATTGGAAGATAAGGTATTTGCTATAAAAGAAAGTATATTGGAAGAGTGTGTAGAAGAACTTAAATCTGAAAACGCAATAATGTATGATGGTGATTATATTACTGATTCTGAAGATGAAATGGATAATGATTATGATTATGAAGATGATTGGTATGAGATAAATGACTATGATAAGGACTAAAATATGAAAAAATTATTATTATTATTACTATTTGTATTACCACTATCTATTTTCGCACAAAAGCGAGATAGTGTATATATCAAATCCCCTATATTTGAAATGGTGTACTCCGAAGTATTGGAACAACCAAAATGGGTTAAATACACCGTTCAGTGCGCCCAAAATTCAGTATCTCGTAAGGGGTTGGATTTTTATAAAGAAAAAGAATATTATACATCCGATAATGGTGATTATGTAAGTAACGAATGGGACAAAGGGCATATGGCTCCTGCTGCAGCATTTGGTTGTGATATAAACCTGTTAAAACAAACATTTACTTATCTAAACTCCGCTCTTCAACACCAATCTCTAAATAGAGGTCCTTGGAAAGAGTTGGAAGAATATGAAAGAAATTTGAGACAGAAATCCGATGATATTTATGTATATATTAGAATAGATTTTAACCCACCACTTAAAAAAGTACCTGGTGGTGCTACTATACCAACTGGGTTTTATAAAACAATTCAATCTAAAAAATTGAATATTAATGAGTGTTATTACTTTTATAATGTGGCGCCAAAATCTACAAAATTAAGTGATTTCATATGTAAATAAAATGAATCAATATTTTTTACAATCTATTTTCTGGAACACCAGATATGAGGTTATGCTTCCTACAACAATTAAGATGATACTAACTTTTGAAAAGTTGGGAATGGAATTTAACTTATCTCAATTTGGTATAATTAATGATTAATGCAAAAGGTTGTTTGTGGTTTACTACGAAATGAGGACAGGGTTTTAATAGGAAAAAGGTTGGATGATAACCCCAATTTTGGGGGTTATTGGGAGTTTCCTGGTGGTAAGGTAGATGATGGGGAAACTGAATATGAAGCCCTTATAAGGGAGTTTAAAGAAGAATTTGGTATAGAAATACAGCCATTTCATCAGTTTAAATCCGCTGTAAACGATACTGTGGAATTAATACCATTCATATGTAATTATGTGAGTGGGAAAGCAATTAAAAGGGTTCATTCCGAACTAAAATTTGTAGAACTACCCCAACTAAAGAATTACACTTTTACACCTCTTACTGGGGATATAATAAAGTCTGTGGTGGGTTCTTATAGTGGTTTCTTTAGAAAACCCCGTATTAGGTAAGTGTCCAATAAATTGGACAGTAAAATTTAACCTAAATTTAACATAAAAAGCTTGGAAATATGGGTTTTCTGTTGTATCTTTACTATGTAAACTATAAAAGTGTATGAAAAAACCCCATAAATATACCCAAAAAACACCCATTTCAGACTTGTCTTACTCCGATAAAAGAGCGTTAGCATTACGCGTTTTTCGGTGGTGTAAATCCAATATGGGTGTAAATATGAGAAATCCATTTGCTATATCATTATCTGTTGTAAAAAACCACTATGAACCTAAAACTTATGGTGCTTTTGATGCGGAAATTAATGAGCTCATACTATATTACAATAATGTAAAATCTTTAAAAGTATTAATAACGACAATTATACACGAATACCAACACTCACTTCAACCCATAAAAACAAGATACGAAGTATATTATAAAAAGTATGGTTATTGGAAAAACCCATTGGAGGTTGAGGCCCGAAATGCTGAAAAAAAGTATTTTAAAGAAGTTCTTGCTTATTTAAATAAAACCAATAAAAAATAAAATTGTGAAAGTTAAAATTCAGTTTTTTGTAAGTTTAATTATCAAAGCATCTTTATTGTTTGCCACTTCGTTGCTTATGTATGGTATGTACATCTTAGTAATGGATGTTGTTAATAATGGGTAATTTTAATATTTAAAATCAATATTTATGTAGTAATATGATTATGTTACATAGTATTGATTTGGGTAATAGTATTATAGGTAAAATACATTTTAAAGAAAATTCGGTTATGAATTCAACGAATGAATTTCTAAAAGAAGAGTATAGGTGTTATTTGACTAGAAGTGATATTAATATTTATTTAAGGTCTTTTGATACATTACCGAAAGCTATAGAGTATTTAATTCATTTATCAAAAGCAAAAAATGAAAATTTTGTTTGGGAATAAAATAAAAAAGTTATGAAAAGTAAATTTGAATTCAAAGACAATCGTCCTTTTAGTGTAAAGGCAAAAGAATTTGCTCAATCACTCCTATTTTGGAGAGGTAGAAAAAAAGGAATTATCTACACTCGTGATATTGGGTGGAGTGATATTCGTGAAATATTCTTTCCTAAAAACTTTGAGGAAAAATATGGTTATTTAGGTTCAGTTCCTTATGACCCAAGGACAAATACTTTTAAGGCACTTTTACCCTTAGTTCTTGCTATGGATTATGAAGCAAAACCTAAATGGTGTCCTCGTTGGGTATTGAGATTCCTTTATGTATTTGGGAATGATAAATCCATTGTAAGGGTTCGTAATAGGTTTTTATCTAACTTATCCAAAAAACTTACTGGAGGAATTACATTATACGATTACAAGACTAAATGGTCGTACTACGATTTAAGGATTAGTATTGCAGCTCCCCAATACCTACAAGATTTAGCTGATGATATTGAATATGGTTACTACCAAAGAGGTAAGAGAGAAGAATTACTACTTAGCATTAAAAGGATTGAACCTGATTTTGATAGGTGGATGACCATAAAAGAATTAAGCGAATATTTGAATAAGTTAATGGAGGGAGAAGCCAATCGTGCTGGACGTAATACAACTGAAAATAAAATATTAAAATAATGAGGACAGCCGAAGAAAAAGCGAGGGAACTAATTTATAAGTTTTATTATATTTTACCCAATAATGGAAGTTTTATTAGCACAAAAAATCCTGATGAATTGAGGTATAATCAATCAGTAAATTGCGCATTGATTGTATGTAATGAGGTGTTAGGGGATATGGGCTCTGATAGAGGGTATGAATTTTGGAGTGTAGTCAAAGATATCATAAAATTGGAATTATCAGGTAATCCAAAATTCTGGCCAATTATTAATAATAATTTAATATAGAAAATTTGGAAATATACGAACTTTTTATTATATTTGTATTGTAAAAAATTATGGCAACTCTTGAAGTAACAAACGAACAATTAAGGTTAATCCAACAAGCTTTGGATATGTATTCTCGAATTGGAATAGGACAGATGTGGGTAATTAAAGACCACCCTACATTCTATAATGTTTTGCGGGATAAACTCCGACCTAAAAAACAATTAGAAGTTGGTGACCGAACTGAAAGAGGTGAAGTGGTAGAAATTGGAAAGGGTTATATCAAAACTTCTGGTAGTTGGGGCAATGGTGAAGAAATTCGTACTTGGGCTGATGTTGAGAATGTAAAACTATCCATTGATTATGGCTTGTATCATCAAATTAGAGATGAAGCGGATAAAATACTGAGTGAAGGTAGAAACAAACTCCTACAAGAAGATTTGGGTAAAAATGGAAGTTACGGTATTTACAATCCCAATGAAGTGGATGAAAGTTGTCGGGTTGCTTTTGACTTGATACAGGTTATTAGACATGAATTTTGGAAAAACGATCCAGATAGAAGTAGCATAACTGTTGATTCATCAGTACATTTGAGCACAAAGGAATCAGGTAAAATTAAATGTAAAATAGATCTTTAAAATTAAAAATTTCAAAAACAAAAAAATGAACACAAACCAAATCATCAAGTACGGAATTCTAGGAATTATCGCACTTTTCATTTTCGGAATCTTCATGAGTGTAATTTCTTTGTCCAACCAGGAGGTTGATCTAAGGAACCGCTACAAACAAAAGATGGACGAAAGAACAGCTTTTTACGACAAGATGTGGAAAACGATTTCACAAAAATCTAAGGTTGCATTAAAGAATGACAGCTCGTTTTCAAATAACGTAAATGCGATTATGGCTGGAAGGAAGGATGCCCAGGGCATTTTTATGAAATGGGTACAGGAATCAAATCCAAATTCTAATTTTGCTGCGGTTTCTTCTCTTTATGCAGATTTGAGTAGAGCAATCGAAGCTCAAAGAGATGGTTTTTTCATGGAGGAAAAAATGATTCAGTCGATCGTATTAGAACACGATAACATTATGACTCGGTTTCCTACCGGTTGGATCCTATCATCCTTTATGGGAAGGACAAGATTGACTTACAAACCGATTACTTCAGATCGCACAGACGAGGTAATCAAAAGCGGAAAAGATAACAACGTCGAGGTATTTTAAACAATTTAAAAAGCGGTATTCAAAAAAGCCGATTTATGTAAAAACCGGCTTTTTTTTCCACCCAATATTATGTCAATTTGGATTAGTCTTTTGATTCCGTTGATCGGAGCTTTTGTTTTGCTTCGATGGTATAAACACACACTTGCTTGGTGGGAAGTTGTTGTTCCAACCATTGCCTGTTTCTTCTTTATCCTTGTATTTAAATTCAGTGTCGAAAAGGTTCAAGTGAACGACACCGAATTCCACGGAGCGCTTGTTACCGAGGCTCGGTATTATGAATATTGGGAAACTTATGTTCGCCGAACTTGCACCAGAACCCACAAAGTTGGCAAATCAACCGTAACCACCACTTATGATTGCTCCTACTGCGATAAAAATCCTCCTAGGTGGGTGGTTATTAACTCTCTAGGACAGCAGTTCAGCATTTCCCAGAAGTACTACGCACATCTTACTAAGCTTTGGGGCCAGAAGCCACAGTTTGTTGAACTAAACCGTGACATAAACCATGGAGGTTGGGGATGCGGGCAGGATGGTGATATGTATTCAATCAAATGGGATAAGGAACCGCTCCACGCAAAAGCCACTACTACGGACCACTGGTACGAAAATCGGGTTCAAGCTGCTCACTCTGCTTTCGATTTTGTGAAGCTTACTAAAGATGATGTTAAAAGCTACCATCTTTTTGACTATCCGGCAATTAATGGGTGGAGACAAGAGACCGTTCTGGGTTTGGATTCTTTAAAACAACTCAACCCTGGAAATGTAAATTACTTCAAACAGCAGTCTGATTATTTAAACGGCAAGCTCGGGCCGAAAAAGAAAGTCCACATTTTCTTTCTCTTCTTTAAAGATCAACCACAGTTAGCTGCCTCTATGCAGGAAGCTTATTGGGATGGGGGAAACGATAATGAGCTTGTTATCTGTATTGGTATGAATTCTACCTCTAATAAAATTGAATGGGTAAAGCCATTCAGCTGGTCCACAAACCGCAGAATAATTCCGGAAATTCGGGAGGAAATTATGGATATTGGTTTCTTCAACCCTGGCGAAATTTGTCGTGCTGTCGAAAAATCCGTAGTAGATCACTACGTCAGAAAAGACTTCAAAGAATTCTCTTACCTCACAGTAGAGCCACCGGAATGGGCAAAGTGGACAACAGCGATTGTGACTCTCTTAATTACTTTTCTAATTTCAAGATGGGCAACGATCAACGAATCGGGACCCGGGGGTGATTTTGGGGATTTCTTTTTAAAAAGATGGAGCAAGCATTAGTAATAAATTGAAAATTTAACTTTTAATTAAAAATCCAAAACATACGAATACAGTAAGATGCACAAAATCTAACAGTATTATTTAACAATTTACCCGCATAACTTTTTATTAAATTATGACAAAATACAAACCCATAGGGATTACACCCAAAGAAAAAGCAGACCAGTTGTTAGAATCTGTTATGTTTAGTCGAAGCAAACAATTAGACTTAAACACAGGTAAATATCAACCGATTCCAACCAACCCACATTATAAAGAATGTGCATTAGCAATTGTAAACGAAATCTTTGAGTTTATGAAAAAAGATGATTTAGATTCCGAAACGGCTTATTGGGCTAATCATCCTCTTTCTAATTTTTGGGTTGAAGTTGAACGTGAAATTAAATTGAGATGAACTTATTTATAACTTTAGAAAAATATTTTGAAGAAGGTTGGTTGATTAAACAAACCCACCCATCTTTGCCTCTTACTATTTGGAATTATTCCCAATCAACCCAATATGAGGGTAAGTGGGATGAAATAACCCTTATGTGTAGAGGTTTGGTTACAGATGATAATGGAAATATCGTTGCTAGACCTTTCAAGAAGTTTTTCAATTTAGAAGAGGGAAAACACACACCAACCTCAGAATTCAAAGTATATGAAAAGATGGACGGTTCTCTCGGCATTTTCTTTTATTATCAGGAGCAACCCGTTTTTGCATCCAGAGGTTCTTTCACTTCCGACCAAGCCATCAAAGGAAGAACTCTTTTAGATAAGTATAATTGGCAAGGTGGAACTTACACTGGCTACACTTACCTATTTGAGATTATTTACCCGGAAAATCGGATAGTAGTAAATTACGGTGATTTAGAAGAACTGGTTGTTTTGGGTGTGCTCAATACCCAAACTGGAGAAGAGTGTGATTTTTCAGAAATGAAAAACGAAGGATTCGTTCTAGTTAAAAAATACGATGGAATTAAAGACTATACCCAACTGAAGAGTATAATTTCTAACAACCAAGAAGGTTTCGTTGTAAGGTTTTCAAACGGAAATAGGGTAAAAATCAAAGGAGAAGAATACTTGCGTCTGCATAAGATTATGACTGAAGTTTCGACTAAATCTGTTTGGGAGATTTTATCCAATGGTGGTAATATGGAAGAGGTACTCAGAGATGTTCCTGATGAATTTTTTGATAAGATAAAGGAATATGAAATGGAACTTGTTTCTAAATTTGATGATATAAAAGATGAATATAATTGGATTTATAAAATCTTAGAAAGGGGCGAGGAAATTTCAGAAAATAGAGCTATCTTTGCCCAGTACGCTAAAAGATACAAACACCCATCCATTTTATTTGGTCTATTGGACGGTAAAAATATAGACCCTATGATTTGGAAAATTATACAACCCGAATACAAAAAACTATGAAACTAATTTTAGAAAAAGACCAAAGATTATTTTTTACTAGTGATACCCACTACAAACACTCAAATATTTGTAGAGCTACTACAAATTGGAAAGACTCTGATGGTGTTACTCGTGATTTCCAATCTTTGGATCACATGAACAATACTCTGGTTGATAATATCAATACTAAAGTAGGTGAGGATGATGTTTTAATCCACTTAGGAGATTGGTCTTTTGGTGGATTTGAAAGTATAGAAGAGTTTCGGCAAAGAATCCTTTGTAAAAATGTTCACCTTGTTTTTGGAAACCACGATCATCACATTCGTAGAAACAAGGGAGGTGTCCAGAATCTTTTTACCTCAACTCACGACTATCTTCACTTGGATGTAAGACAACCTTCCTCAACCAACAAAGGATTGGTAAATAAATTTGAATTTATTTGCATGCACTATCCTATTGCCAGTTGGGATGGGATGAACAATGGCGTGATTCACCTTCACGGCCACACACACTTACCAGCACACCTGAGGGTTGCACAAGGTAGAGCTATGGATGTTGGTGTTGATGGTAATGAATACGAACCTCTACTTATGCAAGAGATACAAGTTATTATGTCAGGAAGGGGTATCAAAAAACTTTACCTGCCACAAGATCATCACGAAAAAAGAATTTGAAAATTATGAAAAATCTAATATTATTACGCGGCCTGCCTGGTGCAGGAAAATCGACAGTCGCAAAAATGTTGGTCAACAAAGACTACTGTCATAAAGAAGCAGATATGTTTTTCGTCGACAGAGAAGGCAACTATAAGTTCGAGCCGTCGAAAATCAAGGATGCGCACAATTGGTGCCAAAAAGAAGTTGAGTTCTTGTTGAGACTCGAACACACGCCGGTGGTTGTTTCCAACACATTCACACAAGAATGGGAGATGGAAGCTTATTATAAGTTGGCCAAAGATTACGGTTACACAGTCTTCTCATTGATTGTTGAAAACCGACACGGCGGAAGGAATATTCATGGTGTTCCTGATGATAAGTTAGAAATTATGAAAAACAGATTTGAAATAAAATTATGAAAGAAAAACAAATTGATAAGTTATACATAGACAGATTCATCGATTCGATGGAGAATGATTATGAAAATTGGAAAATGAACCATTACGCCGGACCAGGGATGTCATGGGCAGAATTTCATAGTCCAACTTATGAAAAAGAAAATGGAGGAAGGTTATCTTTTGGTTGGAGTTCAAATCATATTGGTGCCTGGGTGAACGGTCATTTTTCTTGGAAAATACCGTTTGCTGTTTTGAATCCATTCAATCCTATTTTTTGGAAATTCAGAAGGGCCGAAAAAAGAATGAAAAATTATTTGAGAAGCAAAGAAAAAGAGTTATATTTGCATAATTTAAAAAACGTATTGTAATGGAAAGAAAACTTGCAACAGTCAGAAGAATAAAAGAAATTTTACCCATCGAAGGAGCTGATAGGATTGAACTAGCGGTGGTTGATGGTTGGAAAGTTGTGGTGGCAAAAGATGTCCAACACAAGGTTGGTGATTTGGTAATCTATTGTGAGATCGATTCATTCCTTCCGATTCGCGAAGAGTTTGAGTTCCTACGCAAGAGCTCATTCAAAAAGATGGGAGACCAAGAAGGTTTCCGACTCAAGACAATCAGGCTCAGAGGCCAAGTCTCACAAGGACTCTTGCTTCCGCTCTCTGTTCTCGAAGACGCAGACGAAATGAAGATCGGCTACTCACAACAACCTTGGGGCATGCAACTCCAACTGGGACCATACGATGATGCCCTCTTAATCGAAGAAGGCACGGATGTAAGTAATCATTTGGAAATCGTTAAGTATGAGCCGCCAATCCCAGCTGAGCTCGCAGGAAAGGTTAAGGGTCTTTTTCCTTCATTCATTCGCAAGACAGATGAGGAGAGAGTTCAGAACTTAGCCGACGACTATGAGAAGTGGAAGCTGACTTCGGCCCACCAGTTCTATGTCGCTGAGAAGCTTGATGGGGCAAGCGCAACTTATTATTTCAAGGATGGAGTCTTTGGAGTCTGTTCGCGAAACTTAGAGCTCGCAGAACCTGAAGAGTTTGTGCCAGGAATGGTAATGTGCGATGATGGAGCTGAGAGACCGAAACAGGAGAACACCTTTTGGAAAGTCGCTCGTCAACTGGATCTCAAGACAAAGCTTGGAGCAGTCGGCTACAATATCTGTTTACAGGGAGAGTTGATTGGTGAAGGTATTCAAGGCAATCCCTATGGTATAAAAGGACAAACTGTTAGATTTTTTAGTGTTTATCAAATTGATAGTAGAACCAGGTTGGGAATCAAAGATTTAGAGGATATTTGTTTCATGATTGGTCTCCAAACTGTGCCCATTCTAGAATCTAATTTTCTTCTTCCAAACACAATTGAAGAGATGTTACAGTATGCGGAAGGAAAGTCCGCACTTAACCCAAAAACAGAAAGAGAAGGTGTTGTTGTTAGGTCATTAGACGGGACAATTTCTTTTAAGGCAATCAGCAATAAATTTTTACTTAAAAACGAACAATGAAATTAGAAGTATTTAAAAAAATAATAGAATTACTTAAAAAACATCAAAGTAAGACTATTGCCGCTTACAAAGCAGAAATTGACCTTGTCAATTTTTGTGATACTTTAGAACAAGTAATTTCTCTTTTGATTGGTTCTTACTATGGGAAAGAAGGAAAAGAAACATTTGATTGGTGGTGTTATGATAAAAATTGGGGCGAGAGAACCGATTTAACAATGACAGATAAGGATGGGAATGAACTATGTAGAACAATAGAAGAACTACATCAATGGTTGGAAGAAAATAAAACTGATGATTATAATCTTCCATATCAGATGACTGACGAAGAAAGAACAAGATACTTAAACGGAATATTCATATGATAAAAATATATTACACCCTAATCAAAGATAAAATTTTATCTTTCATTAACTTCATAAAAAATGTCTGGTTATTTAGAAAGGCTCTCACCGATTTTCATTGGTGGGCTTATCAGCCTTTATTTCAATTTATGAACACAGGCATTAATGAAATGGCTGATGGGATTGAGAATAAAGGTAATGAGATTAAGTCTACTAAAATGAAAAAAGTGGCCAAAATGAGGCGTGCTTGTGAGATTTTACAAAATCACATAGATGATAACTATGTTACAATGGCTGAAAACATTTTAGGTAAACGTTATGATTATGAACTTAAATTTGTTCCTTTGGAAGATAGACCTGAATTATTTAGTGTTGAAGATGGTTTAACTGAAGAACAAAGAGATCATAACCACGAAGTTTTTTTAAAATCTCGTGAACTTGAAGTTAAGGAATGGGAAGAATTTTGTGAAATAATTAAAGGACAAGGTGATTTTTTTGAGCAAGATGAGTGGGAGGGAAAATTTGATGGTTCGGGACTTAAAAATTGGTGGAACTAAAATTTTGTAATATCTTATATGAACTATACTTCACAATTAACTCCTATCAATAAATTAGGGATAGGATGGAAACACTAAACCCCACCCAATTATGAAAAAAATCTTACTAATTACCCTATTTGCATCACTTTACTCGTGTGATTTTGTAGCAGAAAAAAGTTATATAATCACTAGAAAATCAGTTATGGTAGAAGATACGAGTTTGGCACGTTTTTCATATCGAATTGGTGGAAATCATTACGAGATAACGGATTTATCACACCGATTTGAGATTGGGGATGATATTCGTAAATACTCTACAACAAGGCAAATTAAAAACTAAAATATGAAAAAACTAGAATTAACAAAAGACGAATTGGAAAAACTTTATTATCTCCCCCCAAAGGATGTTGAGAAAGAAACAGAATTCCAAATAACCTATCGAATGGGTAGAAACTCATTAGTGTTGGAGTTGATAAAAAAGATAGATGAGGAACTCACACCCTACATTGAATACCACGACAACGGAAATGTGTGGATTAAAGGACAAGAGAACTCCGTAGGACAACGAGAAGGCATTTGGGAGTATTTCTGGGAGAACGGAAACATCGAAAGGAGAATCCCTTTTAAAGAGGGTAAGGTGGACGGTATTCAGGAGGTTTTCTATCCAAACGGGAACATCGATTTTAGAACCCCATTCAAAGATGGTAATATGGATGGAATTCAGGAGTGGTTTGATGAAGAAGGAAACATCACCAAAACCACTCTATGGAAAAATGGTGAAGTAATTGAAGAAACTAAACACTAAACCTATGACCAAGGAACTTACACCCTACATTGAATACTACATTAACGGAAATGTGTGGATTAAAGGACAAAAGAACTCCAAAGGACAACGAGAAGGTATTTGGGAGTGGTTCTGTCCAAACGGAAACATCAAAAGGAGAGTTCCATACAAGGAGGGTAAGATAGATGGAATTGTGGAGTGGTTTAATGAACAAGGAAACATTACCCAAACCCGTCTTTGGAAAGACGGAAAACTGATTGAAGAAACTAAACCCGAACTCACACCCCTCATTGAATACTACTCCAACGGGAATGTATGGATTAAAGGACAGAAGAACTCAAAAGGACAAGAAGAAGGCATTTGGGAGTGGTTCTATGAGGACGGCAACATCCGTATAAGAACCCCACACAAAGAGGGTAAGATAGATGGAATTGTGGAGTGTTTTGATGAACAAGGGAACATCATAAAAACTTATGTATGGAAAGACGGAAAACTAATTGAAGAAACTAAACCCGAACTACAGCCTGACCCACAACTAATTGATTCTATGGCAATGAGATACAAACATGACTTTGGGTTTTTGGATGAAAAACACAAAGAATCCATCAGAACAACAATGAAACAACTTTGGGAAGAAGTTGTTGGTCTTGGATTTTATAAACCAAAATCAAAATAATGAAATATGAATAAAATAGAAAAAGCAATTTACGACACAAAACTCCATATCCAAAAGTTGGAGGAAGATAGGATGGTATTGGCAGCCAAGATCGACGCGTACAAAAAACAACTGGAAACACTGGAAGCAATAGATGGTGATAAAACTATACCTCACCAAGTAAACATTACCCCTTTTGACATCACAAGTTCAAACTATGAACCCGATGTAGTACCTTACCATAGCATTTGTAGTTGCAACCCCAAAAATGGCGGAAGTGGTATATGTGGGTGTATTATGGCAAACAAAATGGTGCGGAACCCTAAAAAATACCAAACAACATTGTTTACAGCAACCACCGACACTGCTCGTATTGATTTGAACTCTTTGAATTCCAATTTTACTAATTCATAAAAATTTGGAAAATTAAAATTTATTACTTATATTTGCTGTTAGAAATATGTATTTTTAAACTTAACAAAATCTTTTAAAATGTATCAAGAACCAACATCACCAATGAAATTTAGAGTAGTAGAAAAACAATTTGAAAACAAATCAGAATTCCATCCAGAATGGTTTTGTGATAATGTAAATGCGTGTAATCATGGATGGAATTCTGTACATGACTCACGATTAATGACACTACCAACAAAAACACACGAGGATAGTTTGAAGAGGATAGAATGGTTTTCGAATTGTTTTCAAAAACCTATATTAGAAGTGACACACGATGTAGTTTAAAAATATTACACATAACGATACTCAGATATATTTAGGTTTATTTTTGTTTTACAATTAAAAAAGAAATTATGATTTGGTTATTTAAAGTTGATGAGGTTTTTTGGAATAATACACCAAAAATAAATGACTACTACACATTTGATACTGATGATGTTGAATTTGATATAACACAATATGATATATCACTTTATTTTCCAACAGCGGACTACTATTTACATAGTGATTCTAATATGGAAGAAATATATCAGTTGAGATACATTGGTAATAAAAATCCAATGAGAACATTAGTATCAAAAGATAATGAAATTTATAATATGGTCAGAGAATTTCACATAAACAAATCAAAACAAAAATAAACTTGAATATAACGTCTGATGATAAACAATCGTTTTAATGTTGTTTATCATTTGTTATATGAATGTAAAATTAAACAAATTTAATATGGAAGATTTTAAAATAGGACAAGATGTATCATGTAATGATTTTGGTGTTTTTAATATCATAAACAAACATGATAAATTTAATGGTTGGGTAGATACAAAAGAACCGTTAATTTTAGTATATGATGGTAATACTAATAAAGAAAGTTATTTAACATATCGTGAATATAAAGATATGGATTACGATTATGTTAAGAATATAACTATTATGATTAAAGGTTATTTTGATAGAAAAATTTATCTAACTGAGGTTAAACCAAGATATGATATTAAAAACAACGAAACACAAGAAATTATAGAAGGATGTTATCTTCATAATGGTAGTTGGACTATTGTTTAATTTTATTTCATATAACTTACTTATTTGTGAAGTTTACACCCACTTATACTCTACCAGTATGTTGTATTTGTGTAGGATCAAGTTAACCTGATAAAAAATTTGGAAAATCAAAATTTACTTCGTATATTTACACCATAATTAAACATCATGAAAACTGTATTCATCGGTGATATTCACGGACGTTCCATTTGGAAAGAAATTGTAGAACAGGAAAAACCTGATAGGGTTATTTTTGTGGGAGATTATTTCGATTCATTTGATATTCCTGGTATTGACCAAATTCATAATTTTAAGGAAATTATCCATTTCAAAAAAACAAGTGGCGTTGAAGTTGTACTTTTGGTAGGTAATCACGATTATCATTATATGAACATGGGTGAAACGTACAGGGGATTTCAACCTGCTCTAAAATTTGATATTGGACAGTTACTCAAAGAAAATATGGAACATTTACAAATGGCATATTCATTTGATAATTTCCTTTGTACTCATGCTGGTGTATCTTCAGTATTTATGAATGATAATTTTAGAGGTAGTTGGGATTGCGATAATTTAGTTGAAAAACTGAATGAAACATTTAAATATTCTCCATTCATTTTTAAGTTCAATGGTTTTAATCCATATGGGGATAATGAAACACAATCACCTATTTGGATTAGGTTGAATTCATTGAGAACTTCAAATAACAAACGAGGTAAAGATGGAATTAAAAAACGATTCATTCAAGTGTTTGGACACACCCAAATTAAAGAAATTGATTTGATTGGAATGGCGAAATTTTTAGGTGGCAGATACATTATGATTGATGCTTTAAATTCACGTCAATACCTAATTTACGATGGAGAAATTAAAGTAGGGAAAGTATGATAAAGTGGGTTGTATGTATAGAATAAAAAAATACTAAAAAAATAATTAATGAAAAAACTAATAACAACTCTAATGCTAATGGGGATAACAACCATTTGCTTAGCACAAAAACCAATGGTTGGCTTTACCGAAAATGAAATAAAGACCTACAACAAGATAGAATTTAGTACTGCGTCTTGGGATAAGACATATGAATCTGAAATTTGGTGTTTATGGACTAAACACACATCTTTTGATTTAATGAGCTTTTATGTTTTCAAATATGGAGAAACAAAAAATGTAATGTTCACAAATGCAACTCAAGACGATGAAATGGCATTACTTATCTTAAACCAAGTAAGAGAAAATTCTGTTTATATGGGTGATAACAAATTTTACGATAAAAAAACAGGATTAACAGTCGAATGTGAATACAATAAAAATAAAAATATTTTTATGTTTAACTACAGTTTTGAATAAGTTATGTCATTAGCAACTAAAAAAGAAGAACAAGCTATCCACGAATGTTATAGGAGGTTATATAGAGCATCAACTCCATCAGCTAACTTTGATGAATTAATCCAAAACGCATCCGAAAATGAGCTAGGAGAAAAGGTCATAGATTATAACAATTACGAAATATGTGAATACCAATTCTCAGAAATCATTCAAGAAGTAATTAAAGAATATAAAATTAAAATTTGGAGAAGGCAACTATTTAAGAATGCAATAATATTAGGATGCTCCCCCAAATTTAAAAACCCAGAATAAAATGAAAGAACAAATATTTAGTGAATTAGGATTTGAAAAGATTATCGTTCCAGCTGAACAATCGGGAAGTCCACAAGATTGGTATTACTATGTTTTAGATATTGGTGGAATAGCTTTAGTAACATCATCGAGCGATGAAATAAAGGATGATAATTGGTATTGTTATTTGTTTGAAGAAGATTCGTTCAAAATAACAAACGAAACTGATTTAGTAGACTTAGTAAATTTATTTAACAAAATACATATCAATACCAATGCTTAATTTATTTCATTTAGAATTATATTTAGGTGGGTCTTTAGTAATGGCATTTTTTTTACACTTATTCCAAATTACTAATAAGAGCGTTAAATTATCGGATACCACCATACTTATTTGGTCTTTATTGTGGTTTATTACCGCGCCAATTTTTACTTCTGCTTTTATATTGGGTATTATTTATGGGGTTATTTCTTCAATAGTAAATATGTTTAAAAAGTAAAAAATAACTATTTATTATGGGAGTTTTACTATGAAATTGAGAGAAATACTAAAAAGAATTATCCTTACAGAGGGAGTTGATGATCCAGGAATATTAAAATGCGTATTCATGGCAGGTGGGCCTGGTTCAGGAAAATCTTTTACATCCGAAGAAATATTTGGTATAGATAGAAAATATAAAGCATCCTTTGCTCAATCAGGTTTAAAAGTAATTAATTCTGATACTGCTTTTGAATCTCAATTAAAAAAGAATGGTATAAACCCAAAAGATTTGGGTAGAATTGAAAGAGAAGAACCCGAATTATGGGCTACAATAACTGCTGTTCCTGGTGGAATTAGAGATAGGGCAAAGAAAATAACACAAGCCCAAAGGGCATTTTATGAAGAGGGTAGATTGGGTATGATAATAGATGGTACGGGGGATGATTTTGCTAAAATAAAAAAGCAAAAACAACATGCTGAATCATTAGGGTATGATTGTATGATGGTTTTTGTTAATACATCGTTAGAAGTAGCAAAGGAAAGAAATGCTGGGAGAGATAGAACATTACCTGAAAATTTGGTTACTTCTATTTGGAAAGATTGCCAAGAGAATATGGGTAAGTTTCAAACTCTTTTTGGTGCAAAGGATTATAGAATTATTGATAATACCACATATGGTCCACCACCAAACGCAGTTCAAAAAGCTGTAAATGAATTTATTAGAAGGCCTATATATAACCCAATAGGTAAAAAATGGATTGAAACTGCAAGAATGCTGAAAAAAGCAGGGCAAATAAAATAAGGAAATATTATGGCAATTAAATACAGAGTTTATAAGCAATTATTATTGGAAAGTCCAAAAATGTGGGTATCCAAATTAGATGAAAATGATTTGGTGGATGATTTTGATACATTGGAAGAAGCAGAGGATTTTGCAAGACGGGCTGCTGAAGCAGATACAACTGGTAGAAAATATAGAGTTGGTGAGATTGAGGTTGTATAGTATGGAGTACTGTAGTTATGAACCTCGTAAAATTGATTCAATCTGTGAGGAATTTGTTAAATTATGATAAAATTATAAGGTTTAATACCTCCAAATATTATTTTTATCAAAAGGAAAAGGTTATGGAAATAAACATAGAATTAGTACCTGTGGAAAATAAAATAAGCGAAACTGAATTATCTTTATTAAAAAGTATTATATCAGACGGGGTTAGTGTAGAGGGGGACGGGGTAATAAAAGTAAAAATTCAAAGTAAAAATTTAAAAAAAATGATAGAAAATATTGTAAATATGAAATAAATTTCGTATATTTACATATGTTGAAGATAGCAGTTATAGCACACGATGGTAAGAAAGCAGACATGGTTGCTTTTATTATGAAGAGGTTAGACTTTTTCAAAAATAACCAAATCATTGCCACCGGAACTACCGGCACCCACATAGAGCACGCCGGTATTCAAGTCATTAAAAAGAAATCAGGTCCTTTGGGTGGTGATGCTCAAATAGCAAGTATGATAGCAGAAGGTGAGATAGATGGTGTTGTTTTCTTTATAGACCCACTTGCTGTTCATCCACACATTGTAGATGTGAATATGTTACTGAGGGTTTGTAATGTTTACAACATACCTCTTGCCACAAATTACGCAACAGCTTCCCTGTTAATTGAAGGATTTAAAAATAAAAAGTTATGAATAAAGAAGAAATAGAACATTGGATTAACAGATGGAAAATGTTAAAACAATCCCCAAGAAGAGATATGGTAATAAAAATATGGTCAAATTTATTAAAAAATAAAAAGTTATGAATAAGTTAGAATTGAACATATCACCTGAATATTCAGGTTGGATAGCAGATTTATTGGTCAGAGGTCTAATGGAACATGAGACAAGTTACGGTGGTATGATACCAGTCCCCGATGAAGTGGTTAGTTTCATCAAAGAATTCTATGAAAATGAACCACGAAAATGAACACCGCGATGAATAACGAAGGAGGAAAAACAATTATTATTGATGCTAAAGCATTTTTCGAACATCTATCATTTTGGCATAACAAATCAGATGATGAGTGTATTGAATTAGCAACAAATGAATATGGTTTAGACGCCGAACAAGCATTGAGGAACATGTTAGAAAGAGATTTTGTTACTGATATGAATAATAATGTGATTGAAGAACTTAAAAATTTAAGAGACAATGAGGGTGAATAAAGAACAACAAGAATTATTGGATGAGGTGTATAAAAAATATCAATCTCAAACTATGTTCCGTACAGATGATTTAGTATCACTAGAGGAATTAGATGGAATGTGTTTAGGTACAGGTGAAATAAAGAAAGTATATAGACAATACGCACCAAAAGAATTCATCAATAAATGTAAAACCGATAGTGAGTTCTCCCAAAAGTGGGGATTAAAGATTGAAGAACAAACAATTTTGGAACAAGTAGATCAAAATAATCCAATGTTGAAAGGAAGTACAGCATTATATCCACGTAAACTAATCACAATAACATACAACGATAAAACAATAGAAAGTTATGAATAACGAAAGATACAATCGGATTATTGATGATGCTTATAAGAATTTCAAGAATAATTTCCCGATGAAAAAATCTAACCCACCGAAAGACTATATTAATAGTAAAGGACAATTACTAACAAAAGAAGAATTCATCAACAAGTGTAAAACCGATACAGAATTCTCTGAAAGGTGGGGATTAAAGATTGAAGAACGAGATTTGACAACTGTTAGAGAAAGAAAAAAATACGATATACATTTTGATGATTTATTTGGTGAATACCCTGATCATCATGAAACTTTAGATAAAAGAGGAGTGCCACGTAAACTAATCACAATAACATACAACGATAAAATAGTAGAAAGTTATGAATAAAGAACAATTAATTGGCAAAAAATTCAATTTAGACTTAGGGTCATTGGCACCTGTATCAATGATTGTTAAAGATGTAACAAAAGATAAGGTGATTGTTGAGTACTTAAATTCTACGCCTGGTAGGACAGAAGAATTCACTATACCCGAATTTGAATATTTTGCAATGATTAAATTAGAAAGTTATGAATAAAGAACAACAAGAATTATTGGATGAGGTTTATGAGACATACACAAATTATCCATTAGCAACAATACAAGACCATCATACAAACATACTTTATCAAAATTTATACAAAGGTTGGTGTATTCGTATTGGTCGTTCTATCGTATCCCCGCACCCAACTAGACATCTAACAAAAGAAGAATTCATCAACAAATGTAAAACCGATACAGAATTCTCTGAAAGGTGGGGATTAAAGATTGATGAACGAGAGTTAGATATGATGGAAAGATGGAAGATAGCTGACCTAACACCTAATATGGAAGAATTTGATTTTGCTAATTATATGTGCGACAAACACAATGTACCAACCAAACTAATCACAGTAACATACAACGATAAAACAATAGAAAGTTATGAAAGTTAAAATTAATGAAAAATGGTTTGAGGGTAGATATAATGATGAAAGAAAATTTATTATACCTCTATCTGAAGAACAAGATGTGATTTTTTTTTATAAATGGCAAAAAAAATGTAATCTTGGATATGGACAAATACCTAAATCAGATTATGTGAAAGATGTTGAATATAAAAGAATTTGCGAGTCTGGTATTTTAAATAATTGTTCCCCAACACTAAACCTAAATGAAGATGAGGTATGGTTAAAATTTGATAGTTATAAAATAATAGAAAGTTATGAATAAATTAGATAAAGAATATCAAATGCTCCTAGAATACATTCTTGGTAATGGAGTTGAAAAGAAAGACAGGACAGGTACGGGGACTCTATCAGTATTCGGTAGACAAATCCGTCATTCTATGAAAGATGGTTTCCCACTATTAACTACAAAGAAGATGTATTTCAAAGGAATTGTGGTAGAGTTACTTTGGTTCTTACGGGGTGATACATCAATAAAGTATCTCTTAGACAACGATTGTAACATTTGGGTAGGAGACGCTTACCGTTCTTATTTGAAAGAGTGTGAAAGGTTGGAAAAAAATAATGAAGAATAATGACTTTTTTTGGTTTCTCATATATTTATTATAAAAGAAACCAAAATGTGTATAAAAAGTAAAATTCAGTCAACACTTTGTATATTGAGAAATAACGAATATAAAATATTATCTCAAAAGTTGAGAGTAATTGATGATTCGCTGGAACAAGAAATAATTGATAACACTAAATTTTTGGATTTGCATAATCCAAAATTGGTAGATAGGGTTAGGTACGTACTAAAAGAAAAAAAATCAATCAACGTATGTATAAACTGTAATAAACCAATAATTGATTTAACCCGAATGTTTTGCTCAGCAAAATGTAATAACAACTCTGAACAAACGAAAAATAAATTAAGAGAAAAATACGATAACTTATCCGAAGTAGAAAAAATAGTGAGAAATAAAAAAAGAACTGAAACGGTTAACACCAAATATGGTGGTTACACACTACAAAGTTCTGAATTGAAAAATAAAATGAAATCTACTATGATTTTAAGGTATGGGGTTGAACATTCGTTTCACAATCAAGCAATAAAACAAAAAGCATTAAACACTTGGATTAAAAAGTATGGTGTAGATAATCCATTTAAGTCAGAAGAAATTAAAGAAAAAATAAAAGAAGTGTTAAAAGAAAAATATGGTGTTGATAATAGTGCCAATATAAACCCTGAAATGAGAATTGATAATGTTATGAAAACAAAAATAGAAAGAGGGTGGGTAATACCAGACGAATTTCTATCTGATTACCAAATTTATAGAAAGAAGGTAAAAAAATTAACGGAATCAACTTATAATAAATACAAAAATATCATAAATCCTAATAATTTAGAAAGAGTGACAAATGGTAAAAATGGATTTCAACTAGACCATAAATATTCAATTGTTGAAGGGTTTTTGAATAATGTAGAACCTGAAATTATCAGTCATCAGTGTAATTTACAAATGTTAGAATGGTATGATAATAGAGTTAAAAGTAAAAAATGTCATATTGATTTAGAACAATTAAAAAACAAAATAAAAAGTTATGAATAAAGAACATTTACATCCAGATGGAAGACCTTTTACACAAGAAGAATTCATCAACAAAATCAAAACCGATGATAAGTTTGCTAGGAAGTGGGGGTCACTCGGGCCCGTGTATGGTAAGCAATGGAGAGATTGGGGAGGTGAATTTTCATTACATATTGGTTTAGAAAGAGATGGAAGTCAAGATATAATTAACTTTAAAAAAGGTGTAGACCAAATATCTGAGTTGATTAGGTTATTAAAAGAAAACCCTGATTCTAGGCGTATGGTTGTGAGTGCTTGGGCAGTACACGATTTACCGAATATGGTTCTTCCACCTTGTCATTATGGATTTCAAGTTTATACAAGAGAGTTGAGTAAAGGAGAACGGATAGAATTACTTAATAAAGCAGGAGGTGGACGACGTCAAACATTGGGTGTTAATAGTAGAGTTTATAATCCTGAATTTGAAATGTATAACATCCCAACCAGAGCAATCTCTTTAATGTGGAATCAACGTTCAGTAGATACCCCACTTGGATTACCATTTAACATCGCAAGTTACGGGTTACTATTAGAAATCATCGCAAAAGAGGTTAATATGGTGCCTGATGAACTTATAGGAAATTTGGGAGATACACACATCTACTTAAATCAAATTGAAGGTATTAAAGAACAATTGACAAGAGAACCATTTGATTTACCTACATTAAAAATTGAGGATGAAGTAAAGTGGAAAGAAGGTGATTGCTTACCTTATTATTCACCTAATGATTTTACATTAGAAAATTATCAATCACACCCAACAATTAAATTACCGCTTTCAAATTAAAAATGGAAAAATATTACATCAATGTTAAAATTTCTGGCGGAAAATCAGAAATTAGTGAAATTCTAAATCTTTTTGCTAAGATACAGTATCTTGGAAATGTCGGTGCGACCCGCACAATTCCGGTCGTTGTTGATGGGGATGGGTCAGGTCAGCTACGATTTGAAACTCTTGAAACAGACAACAATATAATTGACAACTTTGAATTAGAAAAATTTAAAAGTCAAGTTGACTCAGGCATAGATGAACTAGATGACCATTGGATAGGGGAGTAATATATTTAAAAATTAAAATTAAAAAAATATGAAAAGATTTATGGGAATGATGCCTTCAAATGAAGTAGAAATCATCAAGAGGATAAAAGACAAGACCGGGATGGGTATTACAATCGAATCGGGAAAAAATGGGTGGACGATTCTTTACGCAGATTCATCATCTGACTATCAAGATATAGAATCAACCGCCGAAGAGAATTTTAACCGGGCGTTGGAAAGATTAAAATCACACGGGTTGATTTAAAAATTAAAATTAAAAAAATATGAGTTTAACAAATTACGCAAAAACAGAATTACAGGCAGCCGGTTACTTTGATGAAGATTCCGATTACGGAGGTTTAATTGGAGAGGCTGTAATGGAACTTATTGAAGTGTTCTCTAAACAAGGACACTCGGGTATGTCTGCTCCATATGTTGCTTCAATCTTTAACAAACTTGCCAACTTTGAACCTTTACTACCTATTACAGGTAAAGATGAAGAATGGGGTGATGTTAATGATTTCGGGGATGGAAGATCTTGGTATCAAAACAGGAGATGTTCTGCTTTATTTAAAGATGGAAAGGATGAAAAACCCTACTACATAGACGCAATTATTAAAAGAGACCAAAATGGGATTTGTTGGAGTGGGATGGCGTGGTTAAATGAAGAAGATTACAAATCAGGCGATAGAAGTAAAATGGTTGGAAAGAAGGGGTATGTTAAATCATTTCCTTTTGTTCCTAAAACATTTTACATTGATGTTAAGGATGTTGAGGTAGGAAAAGATGATTGGGAATCATTTGTTGTTGACCCATCACAATTGGAAGAGGTGTGGGAGTATTATGATAAGGATTAATAGATATGATTACTAAAATACACGTCAACCAACACCACATTCGTTCCAACAAAACTAAAGGAACTGATTTACCTGTTATTACAGTTAAACAGGGTAGAAAAAACACCTATTGTAATGAAGTGGAGATATTGGGACCAAGTAAAATAACTTACTGTGGTGCTGGGGATGATGTAAAACCTTTAATTTCTTGTGGGGCAAGAGTGGTTATTGAAACTGAATCTGATGTACGCATTTTGAATTGATTAATATTTATAATAAAAAAGGTAAACATGAAAAAATCAGAATTACAGCAAATTATTAGAGAAGAAATCTCTGGGGTGATGAATGAAGGTAACTTAGATATAATTAGTAGAAGTCTTAATATTTTAGATAAAGTAGCAGATATGGCTATCAAAAATCCAACAGGTGATGTTGTTGAATTAGCTAATATAGTAAAAAAACACACTGCTTATATACGTAAGTCGTTGTAAATAATACCTACAATTAAGTAACTATCAATCACACCCAACAATTAAATAACTTTACCTATGATAACTTTCTTAATTATACTCCTAATAACAATACCCATTTCCATCGTTTGGATAGGGGATATTGATTATTGGGGTAAAGATTTATTTGATGAAGAGGATAGAGTACATGTAAATTAGTTTGAATGAAAGAAATTGAATTTATATACGATGGCGTTGATTTAGAAAACATATTTAAAAAAAATATATTTGTTATGAAAAAATTAGATTTAATAAACAATGAGGGGCCTAATTTAAGAATTGAAAAACCCCCCACTACGATGGAATTTAACATTATCGACCAATATGATGTTGTATTAGAAACCATCCACCCAATTGATGTGATAAATTGGATAGATGGTCGTAAAAAAATAATTGACAGTAAGGGTAAAGAGTGGGTTTGGTCTGAAAATGGTGTTGATAGTAGAACGCCGTTAGTTGAAATTATACGTTTTTTTGATAAGGTATGCTGATACACATCCCTGCTGAAGAATTGGTTATAGTTCCGTATTGGAGAATAAGTTCAATTAGAAGTGTAAATGTAGACTATGCTGATAATTGCCTTTATGCTGTATTTGATGGAGAAAAAAACGAAAAATGTATTTTTGATTTAAAAAAATATGGTATTAAATTAGATAATAGGTTTTGCGGATATGAGGTATCGGTTGGAAAAGCTGGTGTTTTTATTAAATTAACAAATAGCAATCATACTATATATAACGGATGAAAAACAATAAAACAATTTTTATAGCTTCTGACCACGCTGGGTATGAATTAAAAAAAGAAATTATTTCATATCTACATAAAAACGATTATTTGGTTCTAGATCTTGGTAGTGGGCCTGAAAAATCAAACTATGCAGAATATGCTCATTTGGTAGCAGAAAAAGTAGTTATTAATGAAGATTGCGTTGGTATTCTTATATGTGGTAGTGGTGTTGGGATGTGTATTACAGCAAATAAAACGAGAGGTGTGAGGGCAGGTGTTTGTTGGGATGTAGAAATAGCAGAACTTATGAGGTTGCACAATGATGCAAATATTATTTGTTTACCTGCAAGGTTTATATCCATTGATGATGCTATTGATTCTGTAAATACATTTTTATTTACCCCGTTTGAAGGTGGTAGACACGAGGATAGAGTTAAAACTATTGAAAAAATATGAATATAAACGATTTTAATAACAGAATTGTAAATCAGAGTAATATTATTCGTAAAAAAATAATTAATAGTATAAATCAATCTGGAAAAACTAAATTAGCGCCATCAAATACTGTAGAGGGTAAAGGTGGATTTGAAACGGATTATAATTACATAACTAATTTTAGTAATAAAAAATAGTTCTATATTTATAATTATGATAAAACTATTACCGCTTGTAAAAGAAAACATAACCTATACTATATACTGTGATATGGATGGTGTATTGGTAGATTTTGTGAGTGGATACGCCAAATTTATGGGAAATCCACCCGGCCCATTATATAAAACCCCCGAAGAGAGAAAGCAATTTTGGGATAATTTTAATGAAAAGTTGGTAGAGAAGGGGATGAAGGAACACCAATATTGGGCGGGATTACCACCATTAAAAAATGGTATGTTATTATGGCGAGAAATAAAAAAATATAAACCTATTATATTATCAGCACCATCGTATAATATATCAGAGTCAAAGAAGGGTAAGTTGATTTGGATAAAAAGGTTTTTGGGAAACCCACCCACAATAATAAACTATCAAAAGCAGAACTGGGCAACTCCAACATCTATCTTAATTGATGATAGAAAAGATTTTATAACGAAGTGGGAGGCCGCTGGGGGTATTGGGATATTGCACAAAAATAGTAATTTACAAAATACATTAAACAAATTAAAAACATATATTTATTAGTAAAAAGGCATCAAAGTATGAAAGTATCACAATTAAAAAAGCTTATTAGAGAAGCAGTAAAAAGTGTATTGCTGGAGACAGAAATCAAGATAGGCTCAAAAGTGAAACATATCCCTTCAGGTGATGTCTTTACGGTAGACAAAATCAATCCAACATATTACCTTGCAAAAAACGTAAATGGCTGGAGGCAAGTAAGAATACAAAAATCTGATGTCGAACCTTATATTGAACCATCAAACAAATTATCCGAAAAAGACCAAATAGCAGCGGTTGAAAAGAATAGTCTTTCAATCCAATACATCGAAAATCCATCAGAAGCGGTTCAGTTAGCTGCTGTTAAAAGGGACGGTCCTGCAATCCAATTCATTAAAAACCCATCAGAAGCGGTTCAGTTAGCTGCGATTAAAGAGGATCCAAAGTCAATCAAATATATCAAAAACCCATCAGAAAAGGTTCAGTTAGTTGCGGTTAAAGAGAAACCAATGGGCCCCTGGACAATCGAATACATCAAAAATCCATCAGAAAAAGTTCAGTTAGCAGCTGTCGAACAAGTTGGTGGTTCAATCCAATACATCAAAAACCCATCAGAAGCGGTTCAGTTAGCGGCGGTTAGAAAGAATCCATATTTAATCCAATTCATCGAAAATCCAACAGAGAAAGTAAAACAATTGGCCAAATCAAAAGGATATTAATATTATGGAAAACAATCAACTCAAAAATATCCTAACCAAAATCGGTGAAGTGAATCCAAAATATACTTTGGATAAACAGGTGTATAATAATGGTGAATTAATTCAGTTAGCGGCGGTTAAACAGTATGCATGGGCAATAGAATTCATAGAAAATCCATCAGAAAGGGTTCAGTTAGCAGCGGTTGAAAAAGATCCATATTCAATCCAATACATCCAAAATCCAACCGAAAAGGTAAAACAATTGGCCAAATCAAAATGGAGTGCTGATGATGAAGCTCAAGATTATTACACCTTTGGAAAGCATAAAATTTAAAATACAGTAAAAAAGGAAATAAAGTATGAAAGTATCACAATTAAAAAAGCTTATTAGAGAAGCAGTAAAAAATGTATTACTAAAAGAAAGTTTTAGTCAATTAGGAGCATTTAGAGAGTTTAAGAGATTAATTGATAACGGAAAAATATTGGATGCGGCGAGGTTATATCGTAGTACTACTCATTTAGATGATTACGCCGAACAAGCTGAAGATTATGTAAAGAAAAAAGGGCCAGAAGTACAAAGAGAGTTTGATAAAGTATCTAAGGAATGGTCTTTGGTGTGGTCGAGAAGAAAAAGAGATGCTTAAAAGGAAACACACAATGAAAACATTAGAATTAAAAAAGCTTATTAGAGAAGCAGTAAAAAGTGATCTATTTTTGGAAAAACTAAAAAAAGATTTACTACAAAATAAATATAACTTAAAAAAGGTTGGATTATATAACGGACTTATCAAAGAAGGTATAGAAAATCTTTTGGAAAGTTTGAAAGACTATGACATGTAACATATGGTGTGGTCGAGAAGAAAAAGAGATGCTTAATAAGGAAACAAAGTATGAAAGTATCGCAATTAAGACAGCTAATTAGAGAAGCAATAAAACAAGTATTGAGAGAAGCAACTGCCGATACAATTCTATATAAAGTCCACTTTAAACCTGAATATAGTAGAGAAGATGATAAAACACATGAACCAATAAATCCTGTATTTGTAAGGATGAATAATGGTCAAAGAACAAAATTAAGTAATTATGCTGCAGTTGAGAAAATTGGCGGGTATGGTAATAAAACACCGGATATGTTAGGTATTAGGGATACGCACAATACTACTCAAATGGAATTTGATAAATTATTTAAATTGATAAAATCTCTCCATAGAGTAAAAATTCACAAATAGTATATTAATATCAAAAAAGGATTAAAGTATGAAAGTATCGCAATTAAGACAGCTAATTAGAGAGGCAATAAAAAGTGTATTACTGACAGAAAGCAATAATTTCATTGGCTTAGGTGTAGTAAAGAAAAGCATGAATGTATTGGATTTAGATAGTAGGGAGAAAGAACCTATATTTGTTAGGGATGTGGTAGGTATATATAGAAAAGAAGGTAGTTCATATATTGTACAATCGGCATTGACAGGTAATGCGTTAAAAGTACCGGGGAACGCATTAGTGGTCAGGTTAAAAGGTGGGCCGGAGTGGAACGATAAATTACAAAGCCGGTTAGATAGATTCAGATAAAAACACTTTTAAAGTAGTGTAAGACCCCAACCCAAAAGGCTGGGGTTTTTTTATGCGCCGAAACGAATGAACGCAGTGAGTGAGTGGGAAATAAACACAAAAAATATAATAGCACTATATAGTAGTAATAGTAGCAGTACTAAGACAAATAATAATAACAATACTATATATAGAGAGAGAGAGTATAAAAGAACAAGAATATATATATATATAACTAATATAGAATAACAATACACTATATAGGATACCCCATAACCAAATAACCTAAATAACCTAAAAATAAGTAACGAAAGCAGAAGAAGAAGAAGAAAAGAGGAAGAAATGGAGTAATAATCGTAAAAATTCCCACTTTTCCCCACTTTTCCCCACTATATACCATTTGACACCGAAATTGTATTAAAATGAACCTTCAAAAAAAACCCTGTCAAAAATAGAAAGGGAGCAAGACAGGAAAGGGAAAGGAGGAGAGAGGGAAGGGAAGGGGGGAGCAAAACTAATAATGATACCTCAATTGCGAAGAAAAGCGGGGAAAGAGGGGCATGAGAGACGGGAGAGCAATTTAGCTTCCATAAATATTGGGGAAAATTTTATAACACTAAAAACATCCCCTATAACACTCCCCACACACAATATAACACATAAACAATCTTCAGCGCTTCTCTCTACTACTATATAGTATATAACAATAAGCACTTACAATATAACACAGCGCTGTGTGTGCGTACCTTCTCTCTACTACTATATAGTATATAATACACAAGCAATCTTCAGCGCTTCTCTCTACTACTACTATATAGTATATAACATATCTCGTTTCATATATAACACTATATATACTACTACTATATAGTATAGGGGAAGCGTCATAGCTAACATATTCTACATCACGCCTAACATATTTTAAATCATACCTCACCCACCGTTTCTGCGGTAAGGACCGGCGCTGTACTACTACTACTATATAGTATATAAGGATACATATCCAGCGCTCCTCTCTCTACTACTATATAGTATGGGGGAAATAAACGAAAAAATAATCTTAAAAAAGCTTGGAAATATGGATTTTCTGTTGTATCTTTACTCCGCAGGGGTGTGTCCTTATATATATAGAGAGAGATACACCTCCCCCACCAGCGCTCCTCTACTACTACTATATAGTGTCTAATATATTGGACAGTAGAATGTGGATAACTTTTTGGGAAAAAGCTTGGAAGTTTGGGGTTTTATACCTATCTTTACTATGTAAGATAAAGAAATATGAAAAACGAAATTAACCCCCACACCGAATACTACATCTCTTTAATCATACTCGCGGTTGTGTTTTTCCTAATGGGTTCGATAGTGGGTTTGATGTTTGGGTGTTGATTTTTAGCGTAATTTAAGACAATCTTTAACAACCAAACCAACAGACAATGAAAAACAAACTCACACCCCACATTTTATACTACCCCAACGGAAATGTGCTGTCCAAAGGACAATTCAACTCAAAAGGAGAACAGGTTGGTGTTTGGGAATCGTATCACAAAAACGGTCAGCTATGGACAAAAGGTTTTTTGAAGGAAGGGAAACTGGATGGTGTTTGGGAATCGTATTACGAAAACGGAAATATCCGTGAGCGAACCCCATACAAGAAGGGAAAGGAAGATGGGTATAGTAAAGAGTTTTATCCAAATGGAAAGGTTCGAGTAAGGTATCCTTATACAAATGGTGTATTGGATGGTATCGCAGAGTGGTTAGATTTGCGTGGAAATTTAAATAAAACCATTACTTATAAGAATGGGTTTATAATCAATAAAAATTAACCTAAATTTAATATAGAAAGCTTGGAAAAGTAGGGATTTATCCCTATCTTTACTATGTAAGACAATGAGAGATATGAAAACAATCAAAGATTTAGGATTAACGAAATTGGAAGAAACCATTTTGAGTTGTTTGATTGATGGGTTGTATGCTGAACCTGGGTTTTCGGATGTTGATGCAAAAGATATTGCATCAGAGATTGGTATTGATATTAAATCCGTTCGTGGTGGGGTTGGTTCGTTGGTTAAAAAGGGGTTGATATGGGTTCAGGAAACTGAAGCTTGGGGTATCCCCAAATCACAGCAATTTCAAATCATTTATTTAAGAGAAGAGTATCATTATCTTCACCCCGAATGGTGTAATGAATAAAATTTAACCTAAACCCATGAAAACCATGACACCAAAAGAAAAAGCATACGAGTTGATTTCAAAATTTGTAGGGATATCTTTATCACAAGTAAATGACCTTGTAGATGGTATTAGAATTAGACTTGCTAAGGAATCCGCATTGATAGCGGTTGAAGAAATACTAAGCGCAAGACCATTAGACCCAAACCATGTTGATTGGGATGATTGTGGAGCAACTCACCAGTATTGGTATGAAGCACAAAAAGATGAGGCACTTGAATTTTGGAATAATGTCAAGTCGGAGTTGCAGTCTTTGTAATGATAAACCCCAAACCTATGAAAAACAAATCAATCCGGCCGACCTCAAATGCCACCAAAAGCAAGTGTGAGTATATGTACAACTTCAAATTGGGTGGATGGAATACCGAAATGGCATATACGGTGGAAGAAGCCATCGCACAGGCCCGAGAACGATGGAAGAACATCCCTAATCTAACGATTGATGAAAAGACCTTCCGTGTGACCAACGAGCAAGAGCTCAGGTCAGCCATGGCAGTATTCTATTAATCGTATTTTAATAAAATTTAACCTAAATTTAATATAGAAAGCTTGGAAATATGGGTTTTTTGTAGTATCTTTACTATGTAAGACAAAATGAGAAATATGAAAAATTCCCTTCCTCCCGGCGACTGGATGTTGCGTAATGATGTTCTTGATTATCTTTCCATAACTGTTTGTAAACCAACGCTCAGTTCGATAATCGAAACCTTTTGTAAACCCCATACTGTGGGTAGTGGTACATACTATTCGTGTGAACAACTCCGTTCTTATATCTACTCTCAGTTATATAAGGAAATGGAATGTAAGGTTTCTACTTTAATGGTTGGACCGATGACCATTTATAGGACACACGCATGGGCTGGAATTAAATAATAAACTACTAAAATAAAAGTTATGACAAATACGGATACAGTACAGTTAATATACCGAGGTTTTATTGCTGAAATTAAAAGAATATTGGAGGAGAATAAAATTGAAGCCATTCAATTCAAAACCCCATTTAGAATATGGGTAACAGAGGATATTTATGATGATGAGTCAAGAATACCATATTCGGTTGGGGGTTTATCATCCGATGGAACGCTGTTGGGTGTTCCTGGGATTGATGAAGATGAAATTTCATTAGAAACATTAGACCTTTATGAGATAGCACATATACTGGATTTATTAGAAGCCTCAGAATACACAATTATTAATGAATAAAAGTTATGACCAACGAACTCACACCCCACATTGAATATCACCCCAACGGGAATGTGTATGTCAAAGGACAACGGAATTCCAAAGGACAAGAAGAAGGTATTTGGGAGGTGTTCTATGAGGACGGTAACATCAAATATAGAACCCCATTCAAAGGTGGTAAGGAAGATGGAATTGCTGAGTGGTTCTATCCAAACGGAAACATCCGTATGAGAATTCCGTTCAAAGAGGGTAAGGAGGATGGAATTGAGGAGTTGTTTGATAAACAAGGAAACATCATCGAAACCTATCTATGGAAAAACGGAAAACTAATTGAAGAACTAAAAATTAACGCAAATTTAATATAGAAAGCTTGGAAATATGGGGATTTATACCTATCTTTACTATGTAAGATAAAGAAATGGATATGAATCAGAAAGAAATACACCAGGCAGTACAAAATTTGGCACTTTTTAATCAGTTGATGTTTAACAAAGAAGTTCTTACTCAAGAAGAGTATGAGTTTTGTAAAGCATGGGATGCCGAAGAGGCTAAAAACCTAATTCATAATTCTTGGCACAACACTTATTTAAATCTTAATGTTTATTCTGAGGTGGAAAAGGAGAGGTACGATTTACAAAGAGAAATGGGATTTTAAAATTAAAAACAAATGAAAAATAAGTTAAAAACAATTTGGCATGATTTTTGGATTGACCCGGGGATATCCATTCCACTTACATTGGGTTATATTTTGATTTCAATGTTAATAGTTAGTGGAATACTGAGCATAATCCAAACTTTAAAATAACAAAACAGTCAGGTGGCGGAATTGGTAGCGCAGAAGCAAGCCTAATAAGCAAGCTGATATTACGGGTTCGAATCCTGTACTGACTACAAACAAATTAACAAATTAAAAACAAAACAAATGAAAAACAAAGTTTGGAACAAAACAGTTATTGCAACTGAAGAACAAAACGTAAGCATTTATCCGACAGATGAGTTTGATGGCATTATAGTTGAAACAAAAGAGTTGGACGATAAAACATTGAATGGTAAGTTGTATCTTAACAAAGATGAAATGGAATTGTTGATTCAGAAAATGGTGGAAATGATGAATTACGTAAAAAGTTAATCGATTCCTGTCCTGACTGCAAATCAAATCAACTAAAAGCAAAACAAATAAAAAACGACTATGAAACCCATACTTAATTTTAACGAAAAAGTGAATGAAAATCAACAAAATAAGAATGCATATTTAGTTAAACTAACTGATGCTGATGGTGATATTTGTGCATTTTTAATTGATGGAGAAACTGCAAACACAATTGATAATGATGAGGCAGTTATGATTCCAGGAACAGATAAAGTATTGAATGGTGATATTAATTCTTATGAAAGATGGTATGCACAAACAAAGGATATTATGGAAATAGTTAAAAATGCACAGGATAATGGATATTTTGTTGATTTGAATGACGAGTTCAACTTTGTTCATTATTAAAAATTATTTCATTTATTTGTTGTGAAATGGTTGAAATGATGAATTACGTAAAAAGTTAATCGAATACTGACTACAAATATAAAATACATGGCACTATTAAAACAAAAACACGAAATTGAAAACTACGAAGAAAAATCTAAATTACTTCGTGAAAATGGTTGGGAAACTTGGTATCATGATGACAACTGGATTAAAACTGAATGGTACGACCAAGGAAAAAATATTGATATGATGGGTCTTGGAACTGATAAGGCGTATAAAAAATTGATTAAAGAGTAAACATAGTCAGGTGGCGTTATGGTAGACGCACTGGACAGGCGATGCATTTAAAACAGAAATAAGCCCAGTCGGTACTTACAGGTTCGAATCCTGTCCTGACTACGAGGTGGGTTGGAGGTGACTTCCCGCAAAGACTAAGTATGGAACCTTCATTTATAGTCAGGTGGCGGAATGGTTAGACGCTTGAGTAGTAATGTTAAAGGTATGGGTACAACGGATGAACTCACCATACTTTGCAGGTTCGAATCCTGTCCTGACTGCAAAACAATTATAAACCGGATTAATTTTAAAACGAAATGAGAGATTTACCATTAGAAGACCACATTATTGGAATTGCTAAAATTCTAAATGTAACCGAAAAGGAAGTGATGCAAGTTATTTTTGACGCATTTGAAAATACATCAGACGAGGTGGATCAAATACTTGGTGATACTTATTGGGAGTTTCAAGATGACAATAAGTCACCCGATTTAAAATGGCCTTAACAAATTTTAGTCAGGTGGCGGAATTGGTTAGACGCTAATACGGCAAAAACGTAAGTGAGAAATATCTGAAAGGATTACCACATACAGGTTCGAATCCTGTCCTGACTGCAAAAAATTAAATAATATGAAAAACGAAATTAAATTAAGCGATTTGAAGCAATACGATAGTATGTATAAATTATCTAAAGATTACGAACAACTTTATAGTTTAATTCTTGACAAACAGAAACCTATCTGTTTTATTGATGATGCTGATAAAAGAGGGAAACACATTTGTTGGATTGAAAGAACTAAGTATGGTATTGAGTGGACAAGAAATGGTGGTGATTTTGGTTGTGTTTCTGAAAAATACATCAACGAATGTGGAAGTGAAAAACAAGCATTTATAAATCTTTGTCAAGAATTTGATTGTGAATGGGTACAGTCTTAGTATTGTGCCTAACGGTTGGGTGTATGAGGATGAAGCAGTCCGGATTTTGGATGAAATAAACAAAAAAAATATCAGCAATAAAAAATAACACCTATGTTAAACCTTTTCAACAAAAAAACGCAAAATAGTAAAAAAGCATTCTCCCCACATGACTTTATCTATAAACCTGTAGATAGTAACCCAAAAGTATTAGGGTTAGAACACAACCCAAATATCATGCGTATCACACAATCCGATATATCACCAACGGAATGGTGTAGAATGGAGTATATGAGGATGGGAGCAGTTGCGAATTCCAAAAAGTGGAAAGGGCTGTAACCAAATATAGCTCAACTCAAATATAACACAACCCAAAAAGTGGTAGGCCTGAAGGAGGCTAGTTTGGTAAAAAAAATCCGAATGGTGTTAGTGAGAAGGGTTATGTTATAAGACAGGGGGGGGCAGGCATTTTAGTGTAAGCACGAAAATAATTTATGTTGTGTTATGGGAGGGGACTCATCCCCATCGAGAGGTCAGGTTTTCGACCATAGCTTCTCCCCTTGAACATACGATAAGCACTATTTTCCCTTGATAAGCGCACCTATGATAATCGCACTCATAATAATCAAAACAAATAATATTTAGTAAAGAATGAACGAAACGATACGATTATGGATTAATGATGTGGTGGGGGAGGCCACCAATCGGTTTTATACATTTAGGGGGTTAGTGGATTACGATTCACTATCAACGAAATTAAAATCGGAGTTGATATCGAATATATTGGAGGCTTCGTTTGCCAAAGTTGTTCCGCAATGCGTTTCGCCCCGTCTGGATTCCGAACCGGATTTGGTGGTTGGTGGTATTCCATTGGAGATTAAGACCTCAAAAACTACCCATATTTGGAGGGGTGGTGAGTATTCAAAGCGTGCTTCGGATTATCTTTTAGTATCATACGATGATAGTGGTGGTGGGATAAAGTGGTTTTTTATGTGGACGAGTTTACTGAAGGGGGATTGGAAATCTTCATCTTCGGGTTCGTACTATGCTACAACGATTGATTTGGACTGGGTGATGGATAATAAGGATTATGATATTATTGTGGGGGGTGTAGTAAAGAAAAAGGTAAAGAGGCATTTGGTGTGTAAATAAATGTGGATAAATTTAACGATAATTTAATATTGAAAGCTTGGAAATATGGGTTTTCTGTTGTATCTTTACTATGTAAGTTAAAAAAATGAATATGAAAAAATTAATCGTATTAAAAAAGGGGGCATATGTTGGGGGTTATAAATCAAACGGAGAACATTATGTTTTGTTGTATGATGATAAATGGGAACTTTATACAGGTTATGATAAATTACTAATAAAGGGGAAAATATCAACACAAAATGATGCTGATTATATTCTTAGTTTAGCTAAAAACTAATTTACGAAGATGAAAGATTTAAAACACATACAAAGTCTCAATGAACATCAAGAAAACTTGAATATATCTGATGTTAGTGATAGTAAAAATGAGCAAGAACTTATTGATATGATTAAAGATATAATTGATAGTGAAGTATATTTACGATATGTGCCTTATTCTATGAAAGAGGGTGATATGGAAACAGACCCTGATTCAGTTAAGGCAGCAGCAAAGGCAATCGTAAATATGTTAAAGAAACAAGGATTGATTTAATTTTTATTATCACTAACGTTTTGCCGCTTGCTGTCAGTGGAGGCTTAAATGCACTGACTTTTCATTAACCACAAAATTTAATTTAAATACGAAATGGAAAACTTAAAAGAGAAACTTGAAATTGTTGTTCACTACATGAATAATATGGATGAATTTAGTGGTGAATTTTGGGAAAATCTAAAAGCAACTAAATTAGCAGGTAAAAATGAACAATACATTAATGATGTTAGCGACTTAATTGACCAATGGGTAAATGATGGTGAGGTTGCCTTTTATTCAAAGTACGAATTGTAGCCTTGCACATAATGTTCCCACGCTCGGCGAAGGTGGCGATTTTCACCACAAAAGCCGATGCGGAGAACCAATGTTTGATTAACCACAAATGTGTCTGCGGAGCACTGAACCGCCACTTTCGCCAAACGTGTGTTAGCAGCCGTAATTTTGTAAAATTTAATACTAAAAATATGAACGAAGAAAGAAAACAAAAATTGATTGAGGCACTTAAATCAGAAAGATTAAGATTTGCCGAAAAAGGTCAACATACAACTGAACACGATATAGCAATTCAATTTTTGCTGGTAGGTTCAACAAGTTGTAATCCTGATAAATGGGAATTGTTAGATGCTGTTATGAACGACTTTGAAACGGTCTGTTCTGATTATGGCTGCTAACTCGCTTATTTGTGAAGTTTGCACCCACTTATACGCTACCAGTATGTTGTATTTGTGTAGTATTAAGTTAAATTGAAAGACAAATGTTTAATAAAAATAAATATTGATATGAAAGTAAAAGTTGAAATTACCGATGAAGCTGGCAATGTTCAGCAATACGATGTTAGCAGCAGTGCTTTATATGATGCACTTGCAAGGCTAATAGGATTAATTGAAGTAAGACCTAATCAATGGGTGAATGAACACGGAGAATACTATACACTTACGAAATATGGGTTTAAACGATATGGTGTTGGCTTGCAGTCATAGCATTGCTGCTAACTCGCTTATTTGTGAAGTTTACACCCACTTATACTCTACCAGTATCAGAGGGGTGAGTTTGTAGGTCATATCTTTGAACGATTAAATTAAAAATAATATGATAGCACTTAAAGAACAAAAAGTATTGGTGACTCCTGATGATGAATCTTACAAAGATGTTCAAGACAAAATAGATAAAATCTTGGAAGATGGTTGGTTGATTGTATCTGTAACAGCACGACATATATCAACAGGTGGTGGCAGTCATCTAAGAGGAGGTTATCTCATTGTTTTTGAAAGAACCATTAGTTAAATCCAAAACCTGTGCAAAAAGTTATTTTCTTGGATATTGATGGAGTAATGAACTCACAAATTTTAAAAAGTTAAAATTAAAGAAATGAAATATGAAAAAAGTAAAAATTGGAGATAAGTATGTGATACCAAGTGGAACACAACTTTGGTTTATTAATTTACAACAATCATTGATAACTACAAAAAAGTATGTTATAGAAGTAACACATACAATTAGTAATAATGATACATCATTTTTTGGCGATTTGTATGAAATAACATTTGAGAATTATGGAATACCTGGTTTAATGAAAGTTATTCACGGAGAAACATCAAGTGATTTATCAATCGTTCAACCAATTGGTAATACATTAAAACCAAAGTTGTTTGAATTTAAGTATAATGGTGAGTAACATTACACATAACTTACAGATAAACTTTATTAGCCACATTACTTATACACTTTGTTATGTGTATGTATTATTTTTTTAACAAAATAAATTTAATAAAAATGAATATAGAATTAACACAAGAACAAAAAATAAACCGAATAAATTGGTTTCTTAATAATGAACCCGAAATGGCTGAATATGTGGCTGGGACTAAACTTGATGAATGTAAAAAACCTAAAAAGAACAAGAAGAAACCAATTAAAAAATAATATTACTTATAACTCGTTTATTTGTGAAGTTTACACCCACTTATATCCCACCAGTATGTTGTATTTGTGTAGGTTTAAGTTAACCTGATAAAAAATTTGGAAAATCAAAATTTATTTCTTATATTTAATTATATTAAACTCAAAACAAATATAAAATGGAAAAGGAAAAATTAATTATTACCGTATCTGGTAGAGCAATGAGTGGAAAATCACGTTTAATTTTCTTATTGAAGAAATTTTTACGAGAAAACGGATTTGATGTTAAACACGAAGTGTCATTAGATTACCAAAATGAAAATCAGTTTGAAAGACAAATGAGTAAAAATTTCGATGAAGTAATTGGTCAAATGAAAGAACAAAGGGAGATTCTAATTAAAGAGGAACAACTTAAACGTGATTATTTTTGAATAAATTACACATAACGGCTGCGGATATATGAATGTAAAAAATTAATAATCAGAACGATGATAACAACACAAAATTTAACAGAATTAGGTTTTAGTGAGATACTTGATGTATTCACTGGAAAACAAGTTTGGGTTTTAGGTGAAGAAGATACAGAGATATGTGGAAACCCTTGTAGATTACCAATACTTTATTACAACATAGAAACCCAAACTTGTAAAGTAGTTAGGGGTGAATTTTGTGTTGTTCAACGAGAATGTAAATCAGAAGAAGAAATTAGAAAGTTTGTAGAATCTATTAATTTTTTATTTCATATATCCGTTGTTATAAATAGTAAAAAACCTATCGAACAAGTATTATCCGAAGCGATTAAAGAATCTTATGATAAGATAAAAGACAATTTAGAACCACCACTTTAAGGTTTTTTATTGTTTATAACGATACTCAGATATATGTAGTTTTAACATAAAATTCAACAAAATGGAAGAAGATAAAAAATTAGAACAAAACTTAGATAAAAGTAATAAAAAATTACATATATCTGATGTTAGTGGTAGTTTTAATCGTTTTGAAGAATTCTTCAGAAATCAAAGAGATGATGTATATTACGAAGGTGTAAAAATGGATAAAAAAGAAGTGTTGGATTTAGTTAAAGAATTCTTCAAAACTGTTAAGGAAAATGACGAAGGAATGTGGAAAGATGGTATTGATGGTTCTGCGGTATGGAGAAGATACAAAGATTAAAATTACCACTAACGGTTGGGTATATGTGAAGTACCTTACCACAGAACTTAAATAATTAGTAGAAACTTTATGAGGTATTTCACATATACCTTGTTATATTTTAGTATTAATTTTTGAATTATGAAAACAAAAGAAAAAATTAGGGATTATTTTTTAAAGTTTATGAGGTTGATTATACCTAAAACTGAATTAGAAAAAAGATTGGACGAGATTGATGAATTAAAAAATAATCCCGACAATTATGGTAAGGTGGCTATGATGTATTATAAACTACAAAATATACACGCAATGTTAATAGGTAGAAATGGTAATGATAATTGGAATTTTTTCTTGGTTGATTTTTACGGGAAACAATATAAGATGTACAGAGAAATATATATAGAACACAAGGTAAAAAATTAATAAGATGGAAAAATATAAAAATTTAGAACAAAACTTGGATAAGAGTAATGAAAAATTACATATATCTGATGTTATGTGTAGTTTATTGTGTTTAATTGGAATACATAAGAAAACTTTGATTTGGAAAAGTAATTATCATAGTAAGTATGAATGTTCAAGATGTAAATCAAAGTTTATACACGAACATCACTTAGGTGGTAGGAAATACAAAGTTGATTAAATTACACATAACGTCCGATGATAAACAATCGTTTTAATGTTGTTTATCATTTGTTAGGTTTAGTTAAATTATTGTTTTACAAATTAAAAAATATAGAATATGAAAAAGAAAAATGTTAAAAAAACAGATGAAGAAATTAGTGATGAAATTAAACAAGCACTACACGATGTTAGTTGCAGTTTTTATGATTTTGCTAAGAACTACATTAAGATTAAGGATGGAGTAAATGAACGCTCTTTCAATGATGTAGAACTTAAAGAATTAGAAGAAATGCAACAAATGATGGATAAAGGTTATGAATTACGATTAGTTCATTTGCGAAAAGGCAGCAAGATTATGTGGTGTAAGAAAAATTGCAACTAACTCGTTTATTTGTGAAGTTTACATCCACTTATATTCCACCAGTATGTTGTATTTGTGTAGGATTACAAACTTTAAATAAATGATAAAATGTCAAAAAAGAAAGAAACTAAGCCATTGAAGCAACCTGCTGTTAGCGGTAGTGCTTCATCTGAACCAAATCCAGTTGCCCAGCCTCAAATGTGGGTGGATTGGTATCAGATTGTTTATGGTGGTAATGAACAAGAAGCAAAAAAAGCTTGGGGTAGAAAGATGTATTTGTTGGGTTATTAGTATTACCGCTAACGGTTCACAAATAAACACAGTAAAAGATATGAAAGAACAAATTTTAGAAATAGCAGAAAAACTTAGGTTAGAACTGATAACTGAAAACCAAGCACAAAACCTTTTATTGGGTTTATTTGGTGTTAGTGGTAGGTTTTATACTGATAAAGAAATTGAAAAGATAAAATACTTATCCTTTTTACAAGGAACGGTAGATGGTGATACAGAAGAAGATAAAAATTTAGAACAAAACTTGGATAATAGTAATGAAAAATTACATATATCTGATGTTAGTGATGATTTAATACGATATAGGCATAAGGTTCATAAAATTTTGTCAACTTATGCACCTTATAGGATAGGTACACGATACTATACACTACAAAATATTGAAACAGGTGAAAAATTCTATGATGTACCTTCTCATGACTGTCTTCCTATGAATTGGGACTAACGTCCTCAAATATGAGTAGTAAATTTTTCTATAAGGATTTGGAAAAACAAAATTTACTTCGTATATTTGTAATAACTAACTAAATAAAAAATATTAAACAATAAAATTATGTGTGCAAATAATAAAAGGTACAGTTTCGAAGAAACATTAGAAATTATGGAAAAAGAAATGGTAGGTATGGATTATAACCAACGTAGGCAGATTTACCAAAACTTTTGTATATTTGGGATGGGTAATTCTTTTCGGGATAAAATAAGACGTGGTAATATCTTTTTTAAGATAAACCAATCTCATATCGAAAATGATATTAGTGAACAACTTCAGAGGGTTGAAAGTAAATTAATTGCGACATGGGAAAGTATTGGCTATAACGAAACTGAAATCGAAAAGTTGGTGAGGGCTAATACACTTATGAGTGTAAAAAACAAATATACCTTTCGTAATGATAAAAAATTGGGTAGGAAACTTTTAAAAGAAGTTCAACTATCATTTTTGAGTAGATAATAAATAAAATAATTCCATATCGAATTGTTTCCGTTATAAGTGAGGCTTTGGGGATTATAGATTTGCAAACCCAAGGTCAATAAGAACTGTCCACTAAATTGGACACTTTTTTTTTGTAAAATGTGGATAACTTTTGGGGAAAAAGCTTGGAAATATGGGGTTTTTGTAGTATCTTTATTATGTAACAAAAAGAGATATGAAAAAATATTCAGTTTTAATCAAAGAGTTTTACAAATATTGTATAACTTTTTATGAGTTGCGTAATGGTATTTACCCACTTACTACAAAAAAGGGGATTATTGCCGCCTGTAATGAGTATTTGGAAAGCATACCATTAAGCGACATTGAATTTGATTCCGTTGATAGGGAACGGGTTCGTCTCATTATTGAGAAAAACTTAACGCAAATTTAATATTGAAAGCTTGGAAATATGGGGTTTTATCCTTATCTTTACTATGTAAGTTAAAAAAACAAACAGTATGAAAAAAACCTTCCCAAAATTGAACCTCTCGATTGAACTATCAAATGATACCATTATGTTCAGCGAACTAAAATCATCCATGCTCCTTAAAGCAGTTACCTGCTCGGTATTTGAGGCTGTTGAAAAGTTTAATTATCTTGTCAACCTTTACTCCACCAAAGAACAAAACTGTAAATAATATGGAAATTCTATCAGATATCCTCAATTTACTCGCAATCTATATTGTAGTATTGAAAACCATTACCGTATTGGCATTATTTGGGTTGGTATATATCACCACCCTTGCCTATAATAAGTGGTGGTTGGCGAATTGGAAATTTAAAGTTTAATAAAATAACAAAACATGAAAAAAGAAAAAACATATTTTGATGGAATTATAGTAGGGTTTGGTATAACTTTTATACTTTATTCAATCTTGTTAGTTTTGATCATTTCAATCTTAACACCATAAAATTCGTTCGTATATTTAATCATATTAAAAATAAAAGCTATGTTAAGAAACGGAAATTACATGTTGGTAGTCGATGTTAATGAGTGGGTCGAAAGACACACCATGCGTAAAGACACCAAACTATCATTACCCATTTACGAAAATGAGTACTTTGATACTACCGATTTGAAAAGTGTGTTCCCTAAAGATATGTTTAGGTTGATGGAATGTGATGTATATACTTTGATGGTTGGAGTTAAATAGTATATAAAAATGTACGAAGCAAAATACGTAATCGTTGAAGGGAGTGGAATCATCTTTTCCGCGGCAATCCAACACAAAGACATGGTTGGTTATAATGAAAAATGCGAAGGCGCTGGGTTTGTAAGGTTTGCCGTTGAAAAAGACAGCTACGGCGATGACATCATCGTTGCTAAATGCTACGGCAAGTCCATTTCATTGGACATCGAATCTCGTCCAGAAAAAGATTCAAAAATTCTAACACGTCAAATCACCAATCCTTTTTGAATATAAAACTAAAAAACGAATGACACACCTAAAAAAATGGTACATACCTGTTACCCAAGAGAACCGCGCAGAACTCCAAACGTGGTGGCGAAAGCAAGCCTTAAAAAGCAGATGGACAAAGGACCCAGACACCCGCCTAAGAGAAGGCGCCTTCCTACTTTCAGAGCACCCAACAGACTCAAGTTATTATTGGTGTGGCTCCGAAAAAGGTTTTACCGCAAGGTATCCATCCTACCAAAAAATAACCCTTGAACAATTCCGTGAAATCACAAACCCAAAACCTATGAAACACCCCGAAAAATGGTACATCCCCGTAACCAAAGAAAACCACGCAGAACTCAATCGTTGGAGGTTGAGCAAAAGAACGAGTAAAGCGTCAAAATGGGACGACAAGTTTGTACCAGGCTCATTCCTTGTGTCTGAACACCCATACGACGGTACTTACTTTTTTTCGGACTTTGGAAACTTTCTAAAATGTCACTACCAAGAAATCACCCTCGAACAATTCCGTGAAATCACAAACTCACAACCCATGAAACACCCTGAACACTGGTGCATTGAAGCCACGGAAGAAAACTTTAAAGAACTCAAAGCATGGTGGGAGGAAAATGCAGACACAGATTTCCATTTTCAGGTTGGATACACTCTAATGTCCGAGCATCCGAAGGACGAAAGCAAGTACTATGCTGGAGACATCAAAAATTGTATTGCCGATTATCCTCAATTTGTAGAAATCTCCCTTGAACAATTCCGTCAAATCACAAACCCAACCCAAACAACCATGTCAAAATCAATTCGAATCTCCCGTGAGTTACTCAACGAGTACTACAACGCAGCCACTACCCCACAAAAGGAATACCTTACAGAACACTTCAAGTTGGATGGAACTACTACTGTAGAAGCCATCCGTGGACTGCACGATATGGCTTGTGGAGGATGGAAACCAAAAATCAAGAAGAACCACCCCAACTGCTTCCCTGAGGATAGCAAGTATTTTGACTTCTCTGAGCACGCCAATAAACCCGGGCAAAGAGTTGTTTCAGCGGATGTTTGTAAATCTTTGGGACTTAAGAATGATTTTATACAAATCAGAAATTCAGACAATCAGGAACTAGATAAACGCTCGTTCTACCTTTCACCCACTTACAACTGGGAACTCGTGAAAGACGATAACGCAACGGTGCTAATCCCAACCAAGAAGTCGTGAAATTAATTTAACGATAATTTAACATAAAAAGATTGGAAATGTGGGGTTTTATCCTTATATTTACTATGTAAGATAAAGAGATATGAAACACAGTCAGGTGGCGGAATTGGATAGACGCTAGGGAAACCTTCCCGAGAATGAAAGTTCATATAGGTTCGAATCCTGTACTGACAACTAAAAATTAAAGAATATGGAATGGGTTGAAATTAAAAATGGAAAACCAAAAGATGGTAGTTGGGTACTAATTCAAAGTTCTTTGAAGAACGTACCGAAATATGAGGTTTGCTATTATGAAAATGATGAATGGTACATACCTTCGTATAATGATGTATGTGAAGAGAAACATATTATTAAATGGTCGTACATTGAATAATCAAACAGTCAGGTGGCGGAATTGGTAGACGCATTGAGGAATCTAAACTTGGTAACATTTGTTAGATTTAATAGTAATCCTCCTTCCTTACAGGTTCGAATCCTGTACTGACTACTAAACAATTTAAAACAAAACTAAACAAACTAAACAAAAGACATGAAAAAGTTAATTGCAATTTTCAGCATCGGTGTATTATTGGTAAGTTGTAATGCCACCACTGTTTCTCAAGATAAGGAGATGCTTCAAAAGAAATACCCAAAAGGCATTGTGTATAGTGTTGACGGATGTCGATACATAGTGGTGGATTCTACAAATGTGCTAGATATTAGGGTAGAGATAAATGGAACCATTAGGTCTACCGTGAAAATAAAATAATAAAAACAAATGAAACTAAATCAAAACTCACTCTCGGCAAAACTCTATCGTTGGTTCTATAAAACCGACACAATGCCCACCAACCTGTGTCCTTACTTTTGGAAACTGGTTACTGCGGTGATTCTTTCACCTTTGTTTGCAATTTATACCCTACCTTATGAAATCATCAACTACAAACGTAGTCGTCGGGACACATACGGTGATATGCTCGGAACATCGTTTGTTTATTGGTTCTTTATCGCTGCTATTATTTGCACGATTTCAACATTGAGTCTTTTCTTTTACATCCCTGATGAGGATTCATTACTTATGGTAATGATAGTTTTTGGTTTTTGTGTTTGGACTTCCCTTATCATAGTTGGCATTACTTGGGCTATTATTAAAACAAAAGAACACTTGCAATCAAAGAATAGTAATACTGAAAAGACAGACAATATCATCGTTGAGATGGTGAAAGCAAAGTATCACAAATACTGCCCTAAAATTGATTGGAAGTAAAACAATACCAAATACTCTATATGAAAGTGTCCACTAAATTGGACACTTTTTTTTTGTAAAATGTGGATAACTTTTGGGGAAAAAGCTTGGAAATATGGGGTTTTATGCCTATATTTACTATGTAATGATTGAGAAACTAAACCCCCCTTTTATGATTGCTACTTTCAGAGTTTATTTCCCCACCGGAGATTTCCCCAACACCACCGAGCCCGAAACCACTTATCAGCTCGAATATTCCTCTTCACAGGAACTTGCGCATTTGCACGAAGAGGCACGCCGGGTATGGAGTGAGTATATGGTAGAGGTAGAGACAGATGGTATGATTATGAGTTCATCTTCCACATACGCTGAAGATTGCTCTCCATTACCCGTATTTGTCCACATACGCTAAAGAGTGTATGGCATCATTGGTATAATAGATGGTTGAGGATTGGGTATTGGTGTTTTTTTTCGTTTGGACCAATACCCCCCTCCTCCAAAATTTAACGATAATTTAATATTGAAAGCTTGGAAATATGGGGTTTTATCCCTATCTTTACTATGTAATAATTGAGAAACTAAAAATAAAAATAATATATGAAAAATCTTTATTCCCGTTTAAAACCTGAAGTGGTTTATGCTTTGCATAAAAAAGCCGTTCATTACCCCAACACAATCGCCAAAGTTGTTAAAGAGTTAGAAGAAAAATATTTTATGTATCATTTGACATTAGAAACTGTACTGTATTTAGGAGGAATAAAATCGATTCGAACTGTTGCCGGAGTTGAATACTACACAGAATTTCCTTTCATGACCGTACTTGACAACTTATTAATCGAAACTAACCCTTTGAACGAGCAATAAAAGATGAACGAATTAATAACCAGTATGGTTAAGACCATATTAGAACTTGAAGAAGAAAACGCAAAGCTCAAAGAGCGTTTGGAACAGTATGAGACAGTATCTAAAAACGTTGAACCAACAACGACCAACGAACTCACACCCCACATTGAATATCACTCCAACGGAAATGTATGGGTCAAAGGTCAAAAGAACTCAAAAGGGCAATATGACGGCATATGGAAAATATTCTATGAAAACGGAAACATCAGTATGAGAATCCCACACGTAGGAGGTAAGATAGATGGAATTGTGGAGTTGTTCTATGAAAACGGAAACATCATTAAAACCCAACTTTGGAAAGAAGGGAAACTAATCGAAGAAACTGAAAATTAACGCAAATTTAATATTGAAAGCTTGGAAATATGGGGTTTTATCCCTATCTTTACTATGTAAGTTAAAAAAACAAACATTATGAAAAAAATGGTAATCCAAATTAATGGTCAGAACTTTGAAGTTCCCACCACAGCCCTCCGTACTAAAACCTACGGGTCAAATTCCGGCGTAAAATATGTTCATATCAATGCACCAATCGCAGGTTCATTGGTAAAGCAGTTTGTTAAAATGAATTATAATGGGGTTATGTGTTCGGTAAAATCGGACTCTTTCTCTGGTGGTAATTCTCTTCGGGTTAATCTTTACACTAAAATGGGTGCTCCCGTTGATTCACAAATTGCTTATGAGGTAGAAAAATTTGCCCACCTTTGGGAGTATGGTACATTCAATGGTATGCATGATATCTATGAGAGTTATGAAACTTCAGGTTCGGTTTGTGGTTTGACGGGTATGGTGTTGGAAGCTTCGGTTAAGTATGTGTTTGTTGATAATCGGGCTCCATTTGGTAAAGTTGAATGGGTGGTGAATGAGGTGGTAAATGTGGGTAGGGAATTCAATGATACTGTAAAATATGTATCTGACCAAAAAGTGGTTAGTAAAGCATTTAGTATAATTCAATCCGCTTCTAAATAAAAGTTATGAAACCAAAAACCAATAACCATTTAGTTGTAACTATACTTGAGTATGGATTTACAACGTTAGCAGTAGTGCTTAGTGTAATTTTCTTCGGCAGATTCATTTACGCACTTTTGTTCAACCAATAAACCAAATTAATTCAAAAATTATGATAATAGTAGTAAATAATCAGAAAGGTCAAATGTTTGGCTTCAACACTCTTGACGAGTATAAAGAATGGATTGTAAAACAAGATAAAATAGACGCTTTTGATAATCAAATTTATGAGATTGAAAGTGGTCAAGAGTGTACCTATGATAAGTACATTGACCTTCAAGAGTGGAATCTTCGGAATTGTGTTCACTAAAATGGCACATAACAATCTAAACACTAAACCTATGACCAACGAACTCACACCCTACATTGAATATTACCCCAACGGAAATATATGGGTCAAAGGACAACTAAACTCAAAAGAGCAAGAAGAAGGTATTTGGGAGTGGTTCTATGAAAACGGAAACATCCATTTGAGAACCTCATACAAAGGAGGTAAGGAGGATGGAATTGAGGAGATGTTCTATGAAAACGGAAAAATCCATTGGAGAACCCCATACAAAGAAGGTAAGGCGGATGGAATTGAGGAGGAATTTGATGAACAGGGAAACATTACC